TTCACAAAGATATCGGGCGGGTCAACCTCAGGATCAGCAAAAGAGCGCCGGTTTCCTTGCTGTCTATGCACATGTATCGTCAACCCAGATAGAGCGTCACCTAACACACGGATACATGAAGCCACAGTCATGATCGAAAGAACGGACCTCTCATTGACAATGACACCTGCAATGGCTTGATTATATACACCAGGCGGTGGAATCGCAGCAGGATCACTCATCCAACCACCCCAGCCACCCGACGAGAGTGGAAAAGCTCTTTGCTGTATCTGACGCTGCCGCTGGCTAATAGTCATATTAAATCAAACTCTCTTCTGGAATCCATGTGGCTGCCCAGTGATGAACAGCATAAGCGTCAGGATATTTCTCAGGCTGCCAATCAAACTTGTCTGCATACCTCAACGGGTAAAACAGTGTGGAATCAAAGATGTGAACTTCCGGGTGTATTGAGAGGACTCGTGTAAAGAACCTTGGGCCAGTCATAGCCACCTGATAGAGAACATAACCGTAAGGATAGTCCTTCATTCGCTCAGCACTAGGGCCGTACCACAGCTTAACAGATTGTGGCAAACACTCGACAAGACTCTTGAAGGCTGGATGATTAGGAACAGCCCCCGTGATTGCACAAGATGCTGTCTCTACACCCGGTCCCTCATAAGCAGTAAAGGCATCACAAGGCTCAATAAGAGCACCTATAGGCTTAAGACACTCGAAGTCTGTATCTATATAAACGCCGCCCTCGTGATACAGAATCTCATACCGCAGAACATCCGAGGCAGCTACAAAGTTCTGGGCCGTGTCAAACTCTTCCTTATTAACTCCCCATTCCGGCCATGTAGTCCAGGTTTTCATCTCCCAGTCACGGTTGTAGTACAGCCAAGACCTGCCCCAATCCACAAACTGCTGAGGCATAGGTGGGGATCCCTTAAGCCAGATCCTATGAAATACCTTAGGAATGGGCACGCCGCAACCTTCTTATGGGGTGTGGTGGGCGAGGCAGTGTGACTGAAAGATTGTCTCCGAGAACTAGCTCGGAAGCCACTATGAGAATCAGTGCGCCAGCCACAAGTGCCCAACCTAGACCGGCGAGAAGATAGACCCCTGTAGTCAACATAGAGGCTCCAGCAAACTCGACATAGTTGGCCGCTGGGAACGTCAACTGTGGCCGAGCACGAAATGTCGGAAGCTTTAACCATTCCTTAAATGTGGTCATGCGGGTGACCTTTCTTTGCTAGGTTTTCCATTTGATTCGGAACTAACATATCCGCTTGTGTCAAGATCTTGGGGAACTGTGGACCTCTCGGTGGTGCCGGTGCAGGTTCAACAGGTGTGTAATCACTGCCGAAGATCACGGTTGCAAACTGAGATTCCATAGCGATTTCCTTAGCCCTCTGTGATGCCATGACCGTAGCAACTGCCATGTCCACCCAGTTCCTAGAGGACTGGTTTTCCTTTTGAATCCTTGGGTTAAGTGGGTCCTTTACCCAAGCATTTGCCATGTGTCTTGCTAGGTCTGGGCTACCATCATGGCTGAATCTTGACCTAGTAACGTCCTCATAAAGGCGCTGTGTAGCCTCTATCATGCGCTGCCCACGCTGTTGAAACTCGACTATAGGGTAACCCTCATCCATCAACTGCTCTAGGTCCGACTGCCATAGGGCCGGGTCAACCGCTACCTCGACTACATTGTAGTAAGCACAAGCAGTACGTATGTCCTGCATGATCTTTTGGCGAGGAACCCTATACTCGACTGCCCCATAGGGTCTTTCTTCCAAAGAAAGCAAGTGAACAAAGGGTATTGGCCTATCAATAGTAACAGCAACTAGCCCAGTAGCATCCCCATTATAAGAACCATCAAAGCCCAAAACGACACGATCATGCTCGGGAATATGGTACTCATAATCAGCCAGTGTAGACCACACACCTTGTGGCAACCACCTGTCAATATCCACCAGTACGACCTGATTCAGGTAGAACCTGCGGCTCTTGTACTCTGGTGTGGCCGGGTCCATGATTTCATCATACAGCCGGTCAATGTCTACCCAATAACTATCTCCCCGAGCGAATGTTAGTGCATCCTTAACTCTCACTTCGTCCGTTAAGTCAGGGCACTCAGGAGCCTCACGAGCGTCATACCAGACACCAGCAATCTCACCCTGTTTGATAGCATTGTACGTAAGCTCGGCTACCGATCCCTCACCAGGCAAATGGGCATTCGTGATTTCAATGGACCGAGCAGAACCATCCCTTGACTTACCCAGATTTCGCCGGATAACATCTGCCATTTCCAGGCCCTCGTTATTGGCGAGCCAGTGGTGTGTTTCGTTAAGGACAACCAGCGACGGACGGCCTCCTTCAAGTGATCTTGGGGACGACGTGACAGCTTCAATACGTCCGATTCCACCCCGTACATAGATAATCTCCTTGCCTAGATCCACGTCGAATGTCTTCTTGAGTTCAGGACTAGTCAAGCCAGGGAACAAGGTCATAGTGTTTTTGGTCTGGTCCTTGGATACGGCGGCTATCTGTATCCAAGGTGCAGTGTGCTGTATCCCTATAGGAAACCCGTTGGCATCCCAACCGCCGAACCGCACTGGCCCACACGCTTCAGCGTAAGACAGGGCGGCTAGAAAAGGGTCTTTTCCCCATCCTTTCATGCGTCGAATAACACCACGACGCCTGAGAAACCTACCAACCTCATCCACCTCATACCAGACCAGAACCATTTGTGCTTGCTCGGTAGTGTACTTCCACGGATTACCGGCGTCTGGCCCGTCAGGCTGAAGCAGCCATTGAGTGGACCAGTCGAGGACTCCCCAACCTAATGTTCTATTTGGAGCGGGCAACTCGATCATGGTATTCCTTATGCACCTGTCGCACCAGCACCCGTAGCGCCAATAGATCCTGTCGCACCCGTAGCGCCAATAGATCCTGTCGCACCTGTCGCACCAGCACCCGTAGCGCCATGAAGACCTATAGCACCCGTAGCGCCAGTGACTCCCTGTACACCTGTCGCACCAGTAGCACCAACAATGTTCTCCACAGAGAAAATGTCAGTCCAAGCGCCGGTTTTCCATACACAAATATGACCATCAGCAGTAATGGCAACAGCAGGTGTCTCTGGTTCTACCACCAGCTGAGCAATCGTGTCAGCCGTATACTCATTCATCTCTCGAACACCGGCCTGTGAATCAGATTGAAACCCCATGTTATGCTCCCTTTTGTATGCGTCTATAGTCAGCCATTATGGCAATCTTAGGATCACCCTCAGGCGCTTCAGATTCTAGTTCAATACGCAACCTACGCCGGTCACCCTCAGTGACACCAAGGCGTGACAATGAGGCCAGTATCCCTGTGATGGCAGCGTGGGAAATCTGGCCGGTAGTGTTGTTTGTATTCGTCAATGCATCATTCAGTACACCCAGTGTGATGTACCCAAAGGCCCAGTCGGTAGGCTCAAAAAACTGCGACATACCGGACTGAGCTAATGACTCCCACAACCTCTTAACAGAAGGCAGCCACTTGGAGTCAGCCGGGTATGGAATCTCTGTCGGCCTGCTGGAGATAACGGTCGGCTCAGACCCAGTGTTCCTCCGGCGTCTTGTGTTTGATCGTTTGGGGACGGGACCCCGAGTTGCAACGGCCATCAGGCTCTCCTATGTGGGTGGCTAGAAAAGGTAAATAGACTCAAAAGTTATTTACCCTATTTGATATCTATAGCCCTACAGAATAGCACTCTATGAAAGCAGGGCCTTTCTATAGGAAAAGTGCAGGTAGTGGCACTAGGACTGTCGCATGATATGAGTCGCTGCTAAAAACATGCCTGGTCAGGGGCTATTTAACCGTACAAGACTATAGAAGCTCTATAACACGTACAAAATGCCAGCTGAGGCGGGGGTGAGAATCGCAACAAGTCCATAGGGGTTAATGGTACCCCCTATCTTCCTGTTTATACAAGCTAACATGCTAAGTAAGATATAGCTTATTCAAGGGGGTATCTATAGAGATACTTGCTATAAGTAAAGCATCATCCTATATAGACAGTGCCATGCATCAACACGAGAAAGCCCTTATATTATGGGACTTGTATGAGATTGTGTCACAACACTACACACAACATGACTTGTATGACAGACAATCATCAATGAAATAAAGGTGATTGTGGTAGTGTTGTGGTAGTGATGTTGATGCGTAACCGGTCAGTTCCAGGAAGAAGGCCACCTAGACCATGACATCACAGTGCCAGTACATATGATGACATCACAATGACAACACACTACACGAGATACACCTTATGATATAAGGGTTATCTATATACTATAAACACCTTATGATATAAGGGTTATCTACACTACACTGGCCTACAAGGTTAACCTACGTACAGGCAGACTCACACAACACAACACAACACAACAACTATTGACAACACAATGACAATGACATATGCCATATATAATGGCACTTGTATGGGTCCTAGATCGCCACCGCATTGAGTACTAGTGGGAGATACACCTTATGATATAAGGGTTATCTACACTGTGCAATCTCACGCAGGTCGTCCAGCATGGCTGCCTGATTGAGGTGCTGTACAGCGTCGTGACCTTGCGTTACGTACCATTTAGGTACAAGGACGAACGCCTGTAAGCCATATACCTTCCAGAAATCCTCGGAACACTCGGTGAGACTACCCCACGATTCCAGGTCAAGAAGGTTCAGTCCTACTGACAACTTTTTAGCTAAGACAGGTTTCGTACCATTGCCGACGACACAATGACCACCGACAGGCTCGCTCGCCGGGTTCGAGACACGCCACGGCAACCCTTGCGCAAAGTCATCCTCTGCAGACTGTGGCAGTGCGAATGCCAAATAAAGCCATCCGAAGTTATAAAGCACTGTCTTTACAAGGTCAAAGTCATGTATGTCTACACTCGCAGCACCTACAACCTCAAGGCCGAGAAACCCGCCAGGTTTCGAGCCTGCTTTGATAACTTGTGTCAGCTGTAATCCGGTATCCTCACCATCTGTAAGGCTAAAGTATCCAACTTCCACCGCATTGTCTCCTGGGTATACATAGGAAACACCAGAAATCTCAGCACTTATCTCAGCACCATTGACCCAACCTGCACAAGTACAGTCACCTAATCTGTCATTACAAGCTAGGTGAATAGGAGCACCATTACCATATAAGAATGGACTTGTAGGCTTAGGAAGTCCTACCGCATCAATAAAGTAAGAATCGAGAGGCTTATAAAGGGTTTCCGTTTCAGGTAGAGCGCCTCTCTTCCCAGCGGACCTAACAACGGATCCACCGGACTGATTCGACGCACTCTTATCTATAGGAACAGACCATCCACAACGGACTAAGCTAATAGCTTCTAAGTCTGTAACTTCTATAACCTCTAAACATTGCACCGCATGACCTTTATAGAGCATTGCAGTGCCTGTAGTATTCTCAACATATGCCATATTAGCTGACACCTTTCTTGCTATTGCAGGATCTATGTGCTGCTCTTAGGTTCCATTCGTCATTAGTTCCGCCTAAAGAACGTGGCATTACATGGTCTACCGTATTAGCACCCGGTAAGTCACAAAGCCAGCATATGTACGAATCACGGATTAGAATCTTCTTACGTAGTGCGGGCCAATACCCTATAGAAGACAGGGGCGCACCTATCAATGGGCAACGCTCACCAGACCTATGTAATCGACCACACTTGCATGATCGAGGAAGTCTAGACATTAATAGGCGCTTCTACTGTCAAAGCATGCTCATAATCATCCACCGCATTACGTAATGTTAGATACTCACAGTCTAAATAGTGTTTGACCGGTAGATATAGATAGTCTTGAGTCTCGTGGTCATACTGATCCCACAAACTGCACTCACAGTACGTGCATTCGTACGGACTATAACCTCCGAAGTATGTACCTTCGTGCCAGTCAAGTACAGCCTTAGCAGCTTTATATAGATTCTCCACCGCATTACTATTTGACATGTCTATACCACATTAACCGGTAAATCATTTAGCATTGATCCGGCGATTTCTCTTGTAAGCACAAGATAGACAGTAAATAGAACCCTTAACACATCTATTTACCATACAAGCAAAGCACTTTCTCACCGCATTGCTATCGTAAGGTTCACCTATTAAATCTATGTCATGATGAACAATAAGATGTGGATCTATATCATCATCCCATTTAGCATCACGAGGCCGGTATGTCTTGCCATTGTCTCTTGTCAGTGTTTCGGCAGAGTCGTCCTCATTTAGCTGCTCTATATAGTCTATCATACTAGCCTGTTTCATTCTCATTTGTCCTGCTCATTGTGCTTCTCTTGTATGTTAGGAAGTCAGCCCTAGTCTTGCCTCTATTAGTGCCACAATACTGACGGCATTCGTGTTGACATAAGCCACATAGACCACCTTTGACCTTACCAAAGGCCGGTTCGCCACAAGCTAAGCAGTCCTCCAGAGTGCTTATCCTGCCTGGCTTTGGTGCTTTCTCCAGCAAATAACCGAGAACACTCACCGCATTAGCTAATGTATGTGATACTCCTATAAGTCCAGTACCCTTAGATTTCTCACCGCATATACTCCTTACTGACCTATGGTACAGGTCCGGCTCACGAGTGTTGTTGGGCTGGTCGTCACGAGCTAGAACCTCAAGTAAATCGGCCTCTTTCAGACGACCTGCCAATCTCTTTATGTTTCTCACCGCATCAATAGTATCCTGTTCCTCGTAAGCTTTCATTTCCCATAGACCTTTGTTAGAAAGTACCACGAACACTGTAGCAGGTTTATATAAAAAAGTCCACTACCTTAAAAGCCGCCCATAGAGCAGACAGAATGCCGCTTCAGCCAACGCTATCGCTAGACATGAACGTCCGGTCCTCCATCACTTCAGCACTTTATCACCAAAATCTACCCTTATATATAAGCGTACTCCCATATTCCAACCTATATCTATTTTTCTGCTAAAGTGCTGAAGTGATGGCGAGACGGGTGACAACAGGTACAGACAGTGGTCGTGCCATTACTCTGTGTCGCCAAATATTGCAGTCACCGAGCGAGAAGAGCGCCCGAACACCTATATGCATAGCCTCTGGCCTGCGATAACACTGTTTCATTTGCCATCAATCTGGTAGACATAGCAGAAAGTACCGGAAAACGTGACCTTTCTCTATGTTGCCCAGGCTCGCATGTTCGTTAATGCCGACACTCGGCTGTTTGTGCAAGATGTCGAGAATACACGACAGCCGTGAACTTATGCCACCCTTAACAACGACCACCAGGATGACCCGTAACCTACTTTGAGGTTAGGCTACTGACCTTTGGCATTCACTACCGGACATTTTCACTAAAAAATGAACGTGCCTGACAGTGAATACTCTACTGAAGTATTTATAACTGACATTAATACTGCCTTATTTGTTCGCATTGTATCGACTTGGGATATCTTATTTGTTCTTGTACCGACCTCCGACCTTTGTAAACCGCCATTGACCTGCCAGAACACAGGTAGTGGACAATCGTCAGCGACCCTGCTACAGTCTTATCCACAAGCTTCGCCGGTCGCCAAGATATCAGGAGGCTACGAGGCCGGTACAGTGGGAGAGGGTCCAATGCCAAGCGAGAAGCAAGATAGCAGTATAGGGCCGGGACGGTTCAACCCCGTTCTCTCGTGGACCAGGCAAACTCTCCCACTGTACGACTCTAAAGGACAGGAGATACACATGACACCTAAAGATATCGAGTGGTACGTGAGACTAACACCGGCGAAGGTACCAGAATCTAGTGCCGGGTTCATCATTCTTGTTACTGTCATTGTCCTGACTCTAGTTGTCTTGTGGTCCGGTGGCATCTTATGAGCAACATACCTCACAACCTACACCGCATATGGGTTGCTGGGTCTGGACCTATGCCTGCCGAGTACGAAGAGTACGGCAAGACATGGCGTGATCTTAACCCAGGTTGGGATTACTATGAGTGGCACTCATTCCCACACTGGGGAACCAATCCTAAACAGTTTGCGGATGCTGAAACATTCTCCGAGCAGTCTGATGTTCTGAGGTATGAAGTCATTAATCATTTCGGTGGTGTCTACATAGATACGGACTTTGAAGCATTTGTACCCATATCAGATCTTATAGACACCTCACCGCATGACTTCATAGCATGTCCTGAATACACTACTAACAACTACGTTCACTATGCTGCCGGTTTCTTTGCAGCTTCACCATTTCATCCACTACTTGAACAGATCATTCGAGATATGCCTGCATCTATAGAAGCTAACGATACACCAGCCACTAGAGCTGGACCTACTTATTTGCAGTCCATTCTCCATAAGCACGAGGGCGAGTTTGCTGTTGTACCTGCTGAACTGTTCTACCCGTATCATGGTGGTGAAGTGTGGGATCACTCACAACATCCGAACGCTATAGCTGCTCACCATTGGGCCGCATCATGGCGCAAACCGAACAGGAGTTTGTATGGAACCTAACATGAAAGAACGAACAATGATTAGCACCATTGAAGATGTAAGTACTGGCACATACCGTGTCACAACAGAATCAAACTCTGTATACATCATTGATTTTGATAACAAGACAGCCACTAGGCATGGAGAAGTTCCGGTTATTAAACTGTCCGACATACCGGGTCCAGAAGATGATGTACCCATGCACTTCTTTAATATAAGTGGTGCTACTGTAGGACAGCGTATGTACCTCGAAGGCCATCATGGCTGGAGGCGTACCACCAGAGTTGTGTCTATTGAACGGGAGGAATCATGACCAAGAAAACAAAGGGCCATACCTATGATGACGCACTCCAAATCGCAGAATGGGATCGTATGGCTGCGTGGACGGCGGCTGACAATGCACTTGATGATGCTGTTGCCCCATTCTATAAGGCATATCGCAAGGCAGTAAAGCACCCACAAAAGGTGCTGGATGAAGCCACTATACCATTCTCAAAGGCTCATTCGGATGCGTATGATAAGGCTGAGAAGGCCTACGAGAAGGCCGTAAAGAAGGCCAGAAAGGAATACATGCCATGAGTACTACTAAGTTCAACAAAGGTGACCGCATTACCTACGAACTATGGGATGGTGATAAGAGACATACCGGTACCATAATGAACACCGTCATACTGTATGATGTTCAAGAGGATGGTACGAAAACTAGGCACGGTGTTGGAGAGGAACGTGCAGAACTAGCACCTGCGTCCACACTTTCTCTGCTTAAACGTGCCCTCGATGTTTTTGTCACTTTGAGCGACAGCGACACGGACTGTCCTGGATCTTACGAGGTCTATAGTGATCTGAAGGATGCCATCCGTAAAGAAGAGAATAACCCACACTGGAATGAATGGGAGGATTATGTTTGAGAAACTCCGTGATGCTGCGGAGGCAGCCTCCAGAAAGGTTCGCAATGCATCCTCAATATCATCCTCGTCTGGTACGTCTATGAAGGTTGCGGATGAGCACAACTACTCTAGAGCATGGCGTGCATACTCCAACTATCGCCGCCTACATGGCGAGCCTGGCTATATGAATGGAGAGAAATCATGAAGGACTTTCTCGAACGGTGTTTCTATGGCTCAGCCTTGTATGCCTTTGGTTGTGCTGCTGCTACTGAGTGGCCCTTATCACATGGTGCTGCTGCGGGGTGGCTAATCATAGGGATTATCTTCTTTGTAATCGCCCTTCTCATAGTCGCCTTCGTTCCTGATAAACCAAGGAGATACTGACATGAGAACTGTCTATAAGTACACAGGCTTATTTGTAAATGGCAAGTGCATCATGAAGATGCCGGACCAGGCCAAGATTGTAGATGTACATTTAAGTAGTTATGCTTCTGTTATTGCTGTATGGGCTGAAGTCTGGACTGATGAACCTCTATGTGATATAGAGTTTGTCATTATTGGTACCGGGGGCGAGCTGCCTGATGACTACAGATGGTGGCACGTCAGGACTATACAACACCCGCCATTCGTATGGCACATCTATAGGAGGAACCCATGAGTGCAGATAACTACTATATGATTCGCAAGCATCCCACAGGTGGATTCTGCGCCATAGAGTGCTGCGCCTCAGAGGACGATGAAACTGACCCAGAAGCCAGACCCGGTATGAAGTCATGGCCTACAGTAGAAGAGGCCTTTGACTATGCAGAAATGCAGTACTCAGAGTATGGCACTCGCATTCACAAAGAGTGTAAGATACAAAACCTCACACGTTTCAAGATGGGAGATAAGGTAGATACACAAGAAGGTGTTGGTACAGTTATTGATGTCAACCAGTGGACTGAATATAGCGTTCGACTTGATGAAAACACTAATGCCCCATGGGTTGGTTCGTTCATGGAAGAGGATCTAACGCCTCTAGATCCTGATTCGGACACACTATTAGAGCAGGCTCGCACCGCACTGTGTAAGCTTGCTGGTGAATACACTCTAATCAGAGGACTCCCACCATCAGCATACGTGCAAGAAACCATCACCGCACTAACAATAGCCATAGGAGGGAACCATGAATAAGCTACCTGAGTGCGCCGCTGCTGTATTCAATGAGTGGCTACGCCAATGGAAGAAAGACCCCGAAGCATTTGCCAATCTAGAGGATATGAACACCAGTAATGGTCCAGACTCTTATGGTGATAGGTGTGTCACTACATACAACCGCATTGTATCCGAAGGTGTTTATGTATAAGAACCAGTGCAATAGCAAGCGTCAGTTTCCAGATCGTTGGCAGATATGTGTCTGTCATATAGCTGGAGCACATGTTACACACCGATGTTTCTCAGCAACTTGCACTCATACATGGACTGATGTTCACTTTCCTGAGCCTGCATTACCACCGCACTGGTCGGACGATTGGAGATACAGATGATATACAAGTTTAAGGACCGCAAGATGGTTTACATAGCTGGTCCATACGCACATCCGGACCCGGTCCAGAACACCAATGAAACTATAGGAACTGCCGAGTACCTGCTAGGTACTGGTCTAATCACGCCAGTCGTGCCACACCTGACTCTCTTATGGCACCTTGTATCCCCACATAAAGTGGACTTCTGGTACGACTATGATCTGGCTCTGCTTGCTAGGTGTGACGCTCTCTATAGACGGCCTGGTCTTTCTACCGGTGCTGACAATGAGGTTATCTTTGCACAAGAACATGACATCCCAGTCTTCTATGATGAGCCATCTCTACTAGATTGGGCATCAAACTCTAAAGAGTATGTAAAGCCATATAACATGGGGAACTCAAGTGACTTTCGATACGCACCTGATCCTTACGAGGAAGCCACCGCAAAGCCACTTGGAAAACCTGTAGTCCGCACGTTTGAGACTGGTGCTAATCGTGATACAGATGAGGGCAAGCTAGATTACGAGGGTTTCATAAGTCCATTCGCATGGCATAGATTTGGACAGTATATGCTCTCGTGTCAGTACTTGAAGGATGGCACACTCAGGTCCTCGGACAACTGGCAGAAAGGTATCCCAGTATCTGCCTATATGAAGTCACTACTACGCCACGTCATAGAGCTATGGACTCAGTACCGCACAGACCCCGCCTCTATCTCGGAGGAAACCCTATGTGCTACACTGTTCAATGCTCAAGGGATCCTGCACGAAACCCTCAAGGAAAGGTACGCAAATGATAAGCACTGAGTTTGATGATACAGATGACATGCATACAGACATCCTTGATCTAGAGGATCGTTTGGGGTCTGCCTATGCTGCCATCCGTAGTCTTGCCGGTAGCATGGTATGTTCGGCTATCAAGTATGAGATAGACTTGGACATTGAACAGGAGGAAGGCGAGGCTGTGTTCAAACAAGCCTTAAGTAACAACAGCTTTGATACACCTCTTGACCCAGAAACTCTTGACAGTATCTCTGCCGCATTCGGTCTATTCACACAGGAGGAAATGTAATGAGTTACCGACCCCGCCCGATACGAGGACTTGCTAACAGGCCCGCAGCACACCGAACCATAGTTGATGAAGGAAGTCTAGTAAAGGTTCTATCTATCTTGCTTATAGTCCTATTTGTCCTCAATTTCATAGCCGCATTCTATGTCCTGTCTGTTCTGTTCTGGTCATGGCTCCTGATGCTCGGAGTCTCGTGGTCTGGCGCAGAGCACTGGTCATACCTCTATACATGCACACACTGGGGAGCACTGGTACCCTTCGTCCTTGGGATCTTTAGTACCAACAAAATCTCCACCGCAATCAATGACAAGAGGCGGTAATGCTTAATAATCTAGACGTCATCGAAATAGGGAATGCGTGATGGCTACCACCCCCTTGTGTCGTGTCTGCGAGAAATGGGTGCCAGTTACCCAGCACAGATTGTTGAAGCGCCACGATTCTCTGAGCGACCCAGACTTATACTGCGAGGGTTCGCTGAAACCTATTAACTGGGCAATAGCCGTTCGAAAGTATGAACATTCACCTATACTGGAAGAGGTCTAATGGAAGTTCATCTGGTCGAGACATTCCAAGAGGCTGAGACATTTATGTCTTGGCTAGGTGAACGCCGCCCCATACTCGCAATGGACACAGAAACAGGGGGATTAGACTGGTGGAAAGATGAGTTACGATTGGTACAGTTCGGAGATTCGGAGTGTGGTTGGGCTATACCCTTCCATCTGTGGGGTGGACTCGCATTGGATGCTATACGAACATATGATGGCCCGATCACATTCCACAATGCCAAGTTTGATGTACGTTATCTCAACACCAATGGAGCCGAGCTATCTTATGGCAAGGTACATGACACGAGAGTAATGGCCGTACTACTTGAGCCTGACAAGAGGTCTGGTCTAAAGGACCTTGGCGTGCGCCTGCTCGGTGCTGACGCTGACGAGTGGGAGTCAGCCCTTAACAAGGCTAAAGCACAAGGTAAATGGAACTGGGCTACAGTCCCCACAACCTTACCGGAGTACTGGCAGTATGCCTGTATGGACACGATCCTTACCGCACGCCTGTATGAACTACTAAACCCTCGCATTACCGGCAGACTGCGAGAGGTGTATGAGCTAGAGATAGCTGTCGAGAACATCATTGATGACATGGAACGTCGAGGCATACACATAGACATCCCATACTGTAAGTACCAGTTCGAGTCCATGACTGATGCTAGTCAGGCACTGTCCGCATGGTGTGAGATAGAGTACGGCTTTGGTGTTGGGTCTAATGCTAAGGTAGCCGCACAACTACAGAAGGATGGCGTGCTTCTTACGAAGATGACGCCGGGAGGTGGCTGGTCTGTAGATGAGTCAGTACTCAAGACAATAGATCATCCACTTGCTATAGCAGTAATCAAGTCACGAAAGGCAAACAGGTATGCTAGCGCCTACTTCGGTAACTACATCACCATGTCAGATGAAGGATTCTTGCACCCTGATGTCAACATTCTTGGAGCTAGAACAGGCCGCATGTCTATTTCACGCCCAGCTTTACAGCAGATCCCTCGTGATGCCTTGCTACGTAATGCTTTTATTCCTAGAGACGGCAATGCTCTGGTGTCAGTGGATTACGACCAGATTGAGATGCGCCTGTTCACACACTTTTGCAAGGACCCTGGACTCATTGCAGCATTTCAAGAGGGGGATTTTTTCCTCAATGCAGCGTCACTCATTCACCACACACCTATAACGGACAAGAAGGATCCTCGCCGACAACTAACTAAGAACGCCTCTTACGCTAAGATATATGGCGCAGGTCCTAACAAGTTTGCTGAGACTGCTGAAGTCCCTATAGAGGATGCTACTATGTTCCTCATGGAGTATGACGCTGCATTCCCCGGTGTTCATACGTTCCAACAAGCCATCATTAACCTAGCTAAAGGCCGCATTATAGAAGAGGGTTCTGCATTTGTGAACACTCCACTAGGTCGGCGTGAGCCTGCCAATGAGGACGACCTATACAAGCTGGTCAACTACTTGGTACAGGGTACAGCGGCCGATGTATTCAAGCAGTCCCTCGTTCAACTGGACCGCATGGGCCTAACCGAGAACTTCGTCCTGCCCGTTCACGATGAGTTGGTTTTTGATGTACCATTGAGCGAGGCTGAAGAGTTTGGTCGCACAGTAAAGGCCGCAATGGAGCGTACAGATTTTACAGTACCACTAACGTGTGGCATGGACATATTGGAAAGGTGGGGTAATAAGTATGAGTACGAGTAAAGAAGGCGAACTATACTACTTAGAACGTGCAGCTTTAGACCTAGATAGTTGGGTTGCTAGTCTGGAATATGATTTAGATAGAGCTAGAGAGAAGGCAGAACTAGCCTGGGATACTTACTATGAACTAGCAGATCAGGAGGACGAAGATGCCTAAGTACTTTGTAGAGTTCACCCGTACTCTCTTCCTAGAGACAACCGTAGAAGCTGACTCTAAGGCTGAAGCTAGAGAGCACGCTCAAGAGATTATAGGAGACAGTCCTTCTGGAGATTGGGATGATTGCAATGATGACATCCAGGTCTATTCCACTACAGAATGGGACTTCGAATGATTACCATTGAGATAGTTAGGTTCTGCTCCGTAGAGTGCAAGATGCAGATGTCCGGTGAAGAGTCGGTCTACTGGATGGTGGACGGATATGAGTGGGCACAAGAGAATAGCCAGGAGCCACCTATTCCAGAACAGATTGAGTGGCTAGGCTCACTCATAGAGCCATACAAGAATGCAAGCGGGTTTAGACACGTGCCTGTTTATGTTAGTGGCAATGAGAAGCTGTACCACGCTTTGATTCCTGAGGCAATCAATAGCCTTTGCCAAGCACTAGATAACTATACCTTGGAGCCTGATGAATGGTTCCGAGAGTATGAGAATATCCACCCATTTGTGGACGGCAATGGCCGCACAGGAGCTATCTTATTCAACTGGATTTCTGGCACATTAGATAACCCGAAATGGCCACCCAACTTCTGGCACGATCCTAGAAGGAAGCCGGGTTATGGCTGTTGATTATGGTGAGATTAAGGACTTTGATAAGTGCATGACTTGTGGGCATACCGCACTCGATCACCATGCATCTTATATAGTAGGCTTTATGGACCCACACATTCAATGGTGTGAAGTCTATCCAGCTTGTGAGGTTGACTGTATGGTCTTCAAGCCATACAACAATGAGGATGAGTTCATGATGCCATACACACCCGAAGACATGGAGGACTGGAATGATTAAGGCTGAAGAGCACACCATATCTCGACTGTTACTTGATGAGTCTAACTGGTTTGCTACTGACCTTGACGGTAAAAAGGCATCTATTGATGACATCATATTCGAAGATCTTCGTCGGGCTAACTTCCAACCTATAGAGTTACCGGACGGTACCATGACCATCTTTATGCCAAGGTTCCGTTTCCCCGCTTACGTACCGCCCGAGCCACCGCACGTTTCGTGGCTGGTCCGCATTACCGCCCGCCCACGTCGGGCCATAGCCCGCTATGTGATACACTGGGACCGAGACTGGGATGATTGACATGCTTAGACTTAAGTACCAGGAATGGAAGTTAAGGCGTTTACCTATTCTTAATCCTACGGAATACAGTATAGATGTTAGGTTCAATGGGGCAACCTTCTCTGCTACAGGTATATGGGATGAAAACCAGAGTCCTTACGTCTTTGATCTGGTTCGAGTTCTTTATCCTACTGGATGGGTACCTATGAGAGTCCACAATATAACAGCAACTTCAAACGGTGCACTTGTTTGGAGTGCTGTGGATGACAAGTCCTACATAGAGAGGAACACATACAAGCCATGACTACCATCTGTGGGATAGAGACAGACAAAGGTGTCATACTTGGTGCCGATACTTGGATTAGTGTGATGGATGCAAGTGTTGGGTTCACGACCGAGTATGAGAAGGTCTGGAAACAGGGCGATTTTGTCCTTGGTATGTCTGGCTCGTTACGGATGCATCAGGCTGTACGATTCAACCTCTTAATCCCTGATGTCGAGAAGGACGAGGAACTATTTGAAGCTTGGTTATGTACTGATCTTGTGGACGCAGTACGTAAGGCGCTAGATCAGGGTGGCATGTCCAATGGGGATGAAGAGTGGTGTCTGTTGTTCGGCTATAAAAACAGACTTTACTGCTTAGATGGTAGTATGGCAGTCTTCCGTAGCCCGTTAGGTTTCTTTGCTATAGGGAGCGGATCCGAGTGGGCCTTAGGCAGCTTACTTACCACCGCATCTATTAACCAGTGGTCTGAGAGTGTAAGTCCCAGCACCCTTCTTACACCCGAGACACGTCTGGCCTTTGCTCTTGCTACTACTGCCAACTATGATCTTGGGACTAACGCCCCATTCATCTATGCAGACAACTTTCCATACAGACAGTTAACACTGATAGAAGGGGAAGGAAATGCCTAAACTGAGCTATAAAGAGTACATCAAGTCAGCAAACATTGCCAGTAATGTTGAGGGTATTGGCTATAGTCTGTCAAAGGGCTGCACCGCTACACTTACAGGAAAGGAACTTCGCAAGATTAGTAGGGCATTTGATACACTGTTCGCATGTATAGAGTTGGAGCCATACTCTGATGGTACTGCTGAACTCCCTTTAGAAATGGGTGATGTACTGCCTCAACAGGACCCTGTTCTGCTAGTCATAGGGATCTGTCACAGGTGCTCACGCCGGGGATTGCTCCTAAAGGCCGACCGCACATGCACAGGATACAGAGCAGTCACCGCCGCTGGTGGTGTAGTACAGGTGCCTGAGCTAAGATCTAAGCGCTGTCACGCTCTCGCACTACGTGCAGTCTCACGCTCCAATCGCAAGCTGTTTGCCCGGCTTGAGCAGGAGCCTATACGGTTAGGAAAGGACACCTCATGATTTACAAAGAGGAAACGACTAGGGATGAGTGGGGATCTTATACCACCCGTTGGCACTGCAAGCCACCACCTAAAGACTCTAACTATGTAGTAGTTCAACAGCACTGGGATGATGATGAGACTCAAGACATCTTTGAAATCAAGCTAATCAAGGAGGATTGGAAATGATCATCCTAGCAGTAGACCCTGGACTTACAACGGGCATGGCACTGTTTAATACCATTACCTCTAGCTATAAGGTAGAACAAATAACTGGCTTTGAAAAGTTCTCCGAGTTTATGTCCGCATGGTGTGACGGACTTGATCCTATTCCTGATGTCATAGTGGTGGAGAAGTACACCATCACCCCTGAGACTGCTAAGAAGACACAACAGTACGAGGCTCTTGAGATTACTGGGGTTCTTCGGCACCTTGTCCACGAGTGGGGTTCACAATGGGTTGAGCCACAACTACCATCTGCTGCAATGAAACTTGGAACTAATGACCGGTTAAAGAGAGTAGGTTGGTACGTTAAAGGGAAGCCACATGCTATGGATGCAGCACGGCATTTGTTCCTGTGGTGCTGTAAGAATGGGATCATACAGTTCAGTGGGGAAGGATTGCCGGTATGCCTACCGCCGACCTTATAGATCATCAGATTATCATAACTGGTACATCTTATCGAGATAAAGATGCTTGCCACACAATCCCCGGCTCAAGATATGCTGATGGCCGATGGCACTGTCCTGTTAGCTGGGCCGCAGTGAAGGTAATCCGTACACTATGGCCAGATGTGCGTATCCTTTCCTCACTCAAGGATTGGATATGGACCGAGTACAAGTGCCGTATTGAGCCGACACTGGCCGTCCGTGCGGCCGCTCTAGATCCTATGCAAGAGATGCCCATTGGGATCAAAGGACTGTATCCCTATCAGACTACTGGTGCTCACTTCCTCAACCTGTGTCATAGTGGCACTCTAGCTGACGACATGGGAACTGGTAAGTGTGTGCAGACCATTGCTATGTTGGAAGAGTACTCTATGTACCCGGCACTCATTGTTTGCCCGAACACGGCTAAGGGTACATGGAAATCTGAGTACACTAAATGGGCACCAAGCACTAGCGTTCAAGTCATAGGTGGTACAGCAACACAACGTCGTAAGCAAATATCAACAGACGCAGACGTGTATGTTATCAACTACGAGTCTCTCCGCACACATACTCGACTTGCAGGGTATGGTTCCATACACTTAAAGGACGAAGAGAAAGAACTTAAAGAGTTGAATGGTATGGTATGGGAAGCAGTTATTGCTGACGAGGCGCATCGCATCGTAGACCCTCATGCCAAGCAAACTCGTGCACTGTGGGGTGTGGCCGCCGCAGATGATTGCGGAGGTCGTCCAGCCTGCATTGCACTGACAGGTACACCATTGGTCAACTCACCAGATGACTTGTGGGCCATCCTACATTTCGAAGCCCCAGAAGAGTGGCCATCTAAGACGAAGTTCTTAGATCGCTATTGCACACTGACTTATAATCAATGGGGCGGTATGTCTGTTACTGGTCTTAATCCACACAATGCAGCAGAGTTCTACAGTCTTCTTGAACCTAGATTCCTCAGGAGAACTAAGGCTATGGTCAACCCGTGGCTACCACCTAAAGTGTATGAGCGTATGGATGTCGAAATGTTACCTAAGCAGAGGAAAGCATATGAAGACTTTCGAATGGATAGTCTGGCTGCTCTTGATGGTGGTGTTTCTGTTGCTTTTGATCCGCTCACTATACTTACTCGTCTTATTCAGTTGGCATCAAGTACGCTCGAAGTCAACGAAATAGGGGAAGTCCGACTCTGTGCGCCGTCCTCTAAGGTCGATGCACTAATAGAACTCCTTTCTGATATGGAGCATAACGAACCACTGGTCGTGTTCGCACAGAGTCGGCAACTACTTAACCTAGCGCACGAAAGATTAGAGAAAGAAGGCATATCTCATGGAATGGTCTGGGGTAACCAAAGCCAGTTTGAAAGGCAGAAGGCTATTGACGATTTCCAAGCAGGACAGATCCGCTGCATTCTATGTACTTTGGGAGCGGGGTCCGAGGCTATCACGCTTACAGCCGCTAGCACCATTTGTTTCATGCAGCGCAGTTGGTCCATGGTTACAAATAGGCAGAGTGAGGATAGGGTACACCGCATTGGACAATCGGCAGAGTCTGTTACAATCATTGATCTTGTTGCACCTGGAACAGTCGATGATCAGATTCTAGAAGCTATACAATCAAAGGGCGATATGCTCGAACAAGTTGTTCAGGATAGAGAAGCAGTTAGGAGAATGTTAAATGTTTATACCAAACTTTGAGGAGCAGAAGTTGCTTTTGAGTTTTGATTATGGAAGTCGGATATGGGCTTACAACCCAGAGATCCGCAAGGGGGAACCATATCAACTGCAAATGCCAGGGAAGAAGAAAGATTTAATCTTTGCTCCTGGGTCATTCTTCATTGAGGCTTGTGAGCAATATATGGAGCTTGGTTTTTATGTAGTAACAGAGGCTTCTACTCTCAAGTCATTTGGGGTAGATGGTATAGATAAGATGGAGGAACTTCAGAACAAGTATCCGGGTCACTTTCTTACTATTCATACAGCATGTGTAAGTTCTGTTACTCGAAGGGATGGCATTCCATACAATCCTGAAAAGGATCATGGTCTAGCCGCCAAGATTATATGGCAAGTTGCAACCGAACAAGGTGCTAAGGTGTGGCATCGTCGTGATGAAACATTGATGCCTAAGAAGACTGATCCTCTTAGGTTAAATAGACCACAACTTGTTTCATTACGTGAACAAGGATACCCTGAAAATCGTATGGCAGATGAGGTCTATGCTTACCTTCCTCCATATCTCGAACTAGATGAGATACAACAACAGGTTATGGGTGATGGTAAGAAGTACTGTCCTGATCTGGCCGCTGCCATAGTGCTTGCATCACTAGAACCCTATGCCACCAACCGAACTAAGTTTGATAGAGTGATTGGTAGCTACCGGGATCGTCGGGGTAATCTATATGGACAAATACTGTTAAGACCTACAGACGGTGAATACCAATACAAGCACCATAAGCGTACTGGCTTGCTCTTGAACACTCACGATAGAGTACTTCGCCAAATGCGATCTTTAGTTCTCTCGGCCTATTGCAGCACCACACAAAATGTGGCCCTGCATGGCACTGAGAGCATATAGGAGGATGGGATGGCCCAGCAAGGCACCACATGGCCCTTATCCCCACCGCAGCAATGCGGCCCTTCGGGCCACCATGTGGCCCTAGCCTGCACCATCCCATCCTCCAACTTCTTGAAAGGAACATAATGCGTATAAGTAACTCAGAGATTCAAGTATTCAAGCGCTGTCGTCGCAGGTGGTGGTTCAACTATTATCTTTGGTTAAAGCCGAACACCGAACAGGTGACTGGGGCATTCCCCATGGGTACTAGAGTCCATGCTGCACTAGACCACTACTACTCGATGCTGATAGATGGCTCGTCCACAGACGCCGCCGCTAACAACACACTTCTGTATCATGACTTATCGGTGCAAGACACTGTAGAGAACACCGAAGGTTTGAATATAGACAAGTACACCAAAGAGGCTGAGTTAACGTCTATCATGCTCATAGGGTACTTCAACTGGCTAGCTGAGACTGGAGCGGACGAAGGTCTAACCTTCATAGCCGCAGAAGAATCTGTCTCACTTCCCATACATGTTGGTGCCGGTGAAGATGTCACCATGATGGCACTCCTAGACATTAGGTTCCATAGAGAGTCTGATGGTGCCACACTATTTATGGACCACAAGACAGCACAGGAACTAAGCACCCCTCTTAAGTGGTTCCACCTAAATGAACAGTTCCTCACGTACGATTGGATCCTCAAGCAGGTTCGGCCGGAAGCCCATACGGATGGCGGTATGTTTAACTTCCTCCGCAAAGTGAAGCGTACTGCTAGCGCTAAGCCCCCCTTCTATGGTAGACTAGAAGTCCGACACAATCCTGCTGAACTGGACTCCTTTGGGAAGCGTTTGTTAGGTGAACTAAGAGCTATCACGTCCCTGCATAAGGCACTTGATAGTGGTATGGATCCTCTATCCCTTGTCTACCCTACACCAACTAAGGATTGTTGTTGGGAGTGTCCATACTTTCAGGTTTGCCCTATGGTAGATCGTCAGGATGGTAGTGCTGAGCGAGTCATAGAGCTAACTATGCAAACGAAAGATCCCTATGAGAGGTATGATAAATGACAACACTATGTCAGTTAATCCACGGTGATCCTGGAGTAGGCAAGTCATGGCTTGGTCAATCAACCCCTGCACCACGACTCGTGCTGGATGCTGAAGGCGGCAGCCGTATACCTTGGCGTATGGTGGATGGAAAGGCCACCCGTCAGAAGTTGATTACATGGGACCCAGCTAAGACCGAACCCCCGCCCGCTCCTGTTGATGGTGAGTGGGAGGTCTGCTATGTAGCAGTTCAAGACTTCCATACCATGAGTCTTGTGTTCGATTGGCTAAATACTGGACGGCATCCATTTAGGAGTGTAGTCATAGACTCACTCACTGAGGTACAAAAGAGATGTAAGGACCAGGTTGCAGGTCTTGCCACACTATCGGATAGGGAGTGGGGCGATCTTCTAATCAAAATGGAACACCTCGTCAGGTACTATCGGGATCTTGTGTTCCACCCTCAACACCCTATAGAGTGTGTCACGTTCTTGGCCCTTACTGAAGAGAAGAAAGGGATTATGAAGCCTGCAATACAAGGCGCACTAAGTATTAGTCTACCTGGTTATGTTGACCTGGAGGGTTACCTGTTTGTCGAAGAGACAGCAGACGGTCCAGTGCGTAAGCTACTAATCACCCCATTTACATCCGCTAACCCACCACATACGCAGTACCAAGCAAAGGACAGAACACACGTACTTACTGTTAAGTATGGTTCATTCGTAAGCAACCCAGACATAGAAGAGATGTTAAAGATAAAGGAAGAAGGAGAAACAAATGGCTAAGGCTACTATTGGAGAGTTAAGGGCACTGGGTGGTAAGGGCTTCGAGCCGTTGCCTGCTGGGCCATACGCAGTTGAGGTTACTAATGCCGAGTTTGTTGCAAAGCCGGACAAGAACCCCTACTTCAAAACTGAGTTTACCATTACTGAAGGTCCGAGTAAGGGCCGTAAGTTCTGGGATAACATCACTCTTGCACAGTCCGAGGGTTCGGCCGGTGTATTCTTTGGCAAGATGCGGAATCTTGGCTTAGGTGAAGACTTCTGGGATCCATGGCAGGCCAAGGATCTGGATGAGTCTGCACCCTATGTTTGCCAAGCACTTATTGGCAGGCCCGCTGTAGTCGTCGTCTATATTGATGACAGCTACCAAGGTAGAATCCAAAATAAGATCAGGAGTATTCAAGCTCCTAAGGCCGGAGTACCCACACCTACAGGCGCAGCCTATATACCTGCCGAACCATTACAAGTAACTACCGCACCAAGAGCCTTTACTGGCCCTACATCAACACCGGTGGTTCCTAACTTGCCACCGGGCTTATAGGGGGTACATGAAAAAGTGCTGTCAATGTGGCCATCCTGAACGGGTCCACACCCTGTATGGTCCTGGGTTGTATTGCACAGATCATCTAGGGGTGAAGAACATGGAATGTAAGTGTGTCAGCTATAAACCAACACCACTATCAAAGGATGATATAGAAGATGATCCCAAGCCCTAAGGACTATGACCCTGCTGCCATAAAGGAATCTGTATCATTGGCTGGCATTGTCATGTCCTTAGGCACGGACCTTTCCCTTGAAATGAACGGGGACTATACCGGACTTTGCCCATTCCATAATGACACTAATCCAAGCCTTTCTGTTTATGTAGGAGAGTCAGGACAGAAGTTTCAGTGCTGGTCATGTGGTGCGTATGGAGATGTGTTCGACTTCGTCCAGAAGTTGAATGGTTGTACGTTTGGTGATGCTAAGTCAACCGTACTTCAGTTGCGTGACACAGGGACGTTGCCCGACGCCCCTGTGTTCGTAACTAAACGGAAAGCAGAGCCCAAGAAGCTAGAGAAGATGCTCAATCGTTCCAAGGGTTTCAATGGCATCCTGCCTGAGCTAATCGTACAGCGCTCCATTAATGTGCCTATGGCCTTTATTCGTGAAGAGTTTGGTGTAACGGACGATAATGCATACGTCTACATACCTCACTACAGCAAGGACGGTGAGGTCGTTGGATTGAAGAAACGTTGGCACCTAGATTGGACACCTACTGCCGAGCCAGGTTCGGACCTGAGCAACTTGTATGGGGGCTGGAGAGAACATGGAAGAGAAGACGTCGTTTTGTGTGAAGGTGAGTCTGATACTTGGTTCTTGGCATACTTGCTCCGAGATAAACCCATTGATGTGCTTGGACTGCCCCACGGCGTCTGTCCGCCCACTACCGAGTGGATCGGTCAGCTACAAGGTAGGACAGTCACCCTACTGTTCGACGCCGACCCGGCCGGTCGAGGTGCCATAACATCATGGATTAAACTGGCAGACACACTGTCACTTAAAGTTGCTATCCTGCCGGACGGATCTGACGCTACGTCTGCTGGTGAGGATATAGTTCTATCTGCACTAGCAGAGGCTCGTGAGTGGTCTGGTACTTCTAACCTTCCAGTCCAAGTATCGGACGGTAAGTACGTACATAACAACCCAACTACTGGCAACATCACGGTCTTATCTGACTTCGTGTTTGACATTAAACGTCTAGTCGTGATGAATGATAACGTGATCTTCGAGGTCGAGGTGCCTGGAAAGTCCGAGCGACAGTTCCTTTCAGGGGACGATCTAACGTCCGTTAACAGGATGCGGAACTGGACCACTAAGCGCTTACTCTCTTGGAAAGGAACAGACCGCAATATCGCAGACCTAGTCGAGTTACTTAAGGCACAATCAATCATTGTGCCACAGGTTAAAGGTGTTGATGTTATTGGTCTTCATGGTGATGTCTTTGTTCTACCTGACAAGTGCTTAGGTTCTTCAGGTTGGGGCTATGTACCACCAGAGAATGACGCACACCTAATCGATTTCCTACACATAGAGGATGAGCCATGGGATACCGAGATACTGAAATACCTTACAGCACTCCATGCACCCCAAGTGATAACTCCTGTCCTTGGATGGATAGCTGCCGCCCCATTCAGATCACTCTTCGAGCAGTTCCCAATCTTAAGTGTTACGGGTGGGAGCGGGTGGGGCAAGACGACTATTCTCCACACGATTCTAAAGTCATTTGGGTTCTGGACCAAATCGCCGCCCACACTGACAGGATCGACACCCCATGCGATATTATCCTATGCATCGAGCACAAACGCATTTCCTATATGGTTTGATGAGTTTAGACCTGGTGCTCGTATGGATGCTCGTATGACACTAGAGCAAGTGATTCGTGATGCATTTGATGGATCAAGCCGGATTTCGGGCGGTATGTATGAGTCTCGTATGCGGATCAAAGCAATGCCCGCTAGTGCGCCTCTCATAGTCAGTGGAGAGGATGCCTTTACAGAAACCAGCCATGTCGAGCGTATGGTCATGGTTGATATGCCAACCGGAGGTAAGAATGTTAAAGCATGGGTGGATAGTACTCGTTGTAGGGTTGGGGGCTTGGGATATGCATATCTCACTTGGTCACTGGACCAACTGCGTACAGGTCAACTTCCAACGCTTCCAAAGATCCCCGATAGACCGGAGCATTCGCTTGCTATTGCAGCATGGGGATACTCCATACTCTCGGACTTCTGTGAATCTGTCTGTGCATACAGCCTCACTCCGGAGTTTGATGGGTCGGCTTGTCGAGAAGCTCAGTTGTCCGCTAAGAAGCGGCCAGTTATTTTGGAAGCCATAGACTTAACTAAGGGACTAACAGACAACTACGAGAAGTTCATTACATTTATTGACGGGAACGGGGACGGGTACGTGAAGCCCCAGAGTCTGGTAAAGTGGTGCCAGACTCATTCGGACATCCGGCTACCGGGAGGGAGTAAGTCCGTGCAGCGCTGGCTAGAACAGATGTACGGTGCAAGGTCTATACAACACTCAACCAATGGCCGGTGCTTACTCATACCGGACCTTAGAGGGATACTGGAGTCATTGGATCATGAAACGTCATAAGACTAAAACTAAATGTTGGGACTGTGGGGCAGACTTACCTACCCACAAGAACTTGGATAAAGAAGTACGTAAGGCTTTGCGTCGTGCAAATGGCCGGGCCTTAAGTAAGTTTAGGCCAGTAACCTTTCCTAACAAAAAGAAGGAAGCAAAGAAGACAGGAGCCATAGATGCAAGTGACTGAGGATGACATTGAAACATACACTAATGGACACTGCTGGAGTCTTGCTTGGCAGATCAGTAAAAGGACAGGTCTTCCACTTGTGACTATCTCACCAGAGTCCCAAGCCTGGAAGAAGCACCGGTCATGGGATCATGTTGTCGTTCAGGTAGGTAACAAGTACCTCGATGTAGAAGGACTAGTTTCTAAACGTGAACTACAGGATAAGTGGGGTAGGTACTTAACTAAGCATGGGACCTTCTCCAGTATGGAGGAGTATGAGGATCACCTTTGTGATAAATATGGTTTCTCTGATTATGATGATCATGTTCAACACACCATTAACCTAGCTAAGTTCCTCATAGGAGAATACATTGGTACGCCATAGTGGGATGAGTCTGTTCGAGTGCCCGGCCTGTGGTCTAAAGCAGGAGGCTCTTGCCAAAGAGGTAGCGCATAAGTGCCCAAAACGGGAGCGCCAGCCGAGTCCGGTTAAGGGCAAACGACGTTTGCCCGAGGTGGTACATTTTGTCAAAATCGACCCTATAGAACCGCAGGTCAAAGGACATGAGTTAAATAATAAAAATGCTGTAGCCCACGCTCCGCTAGAAAAGAAGAGTCGGCGGACCAAATATGCATCCATGACCCTCAAACTCGTAGGAGCGAAATGAACGCTCTCATAATCTCCAAACCTAAATGGCAAAGAAATGCTGCTTGTAAGGGATTAAGTCCTGCTATGTTCCATGACTATAAACGTACTAAGACCTGCCTTGGGGCATGTTACCGGTGTACCGTCCGGCAGGAATGCCTTGAGTATGCTGAAGAGTTTGAGAGTTACGAGCTAGATTCTAGATGTATTGTAGGAATCTATGGAGGAACCACTCCGGCACAACGTATAGAGAAGAGGAAAAATGCCAACAGTCAAGGATAAGCTGGAGCTAAAGAAGTTAGAGCTTGAGAATATCAAGCTGCTTGCTGAGACTGAACAGATCAACAAATCTCTCTTCATTATGGAAAACACTATCGCTTATCAGAAGCGTATAGATCAAGTATATCTGTTCCGTGGTGGAATAGACTGGGATGACATTGCCCCACTGGCTGAGAAGATTTCTAAATGGCGTGAAGTCTACCAAGCGGGTGATCTTAGACGTTTTGTTATCACCATCACATCTCCCGGTGGATCTTTATTTGATGGGTTCGGTCTGTATGATCTAGTTCGTGATGCTGTTAATGATGGTCTTGATATAGAGACACGAGTTATAGGTTGGGCAGCATCAATGGGATCTTTATTCGCTCAGGCAGGCAGTGTTCGATCCATGACTCCAAACAGTTATATCATGCTTCATGAGGCAGGACAGATCCGTAATGAGTTAATGAAACTAGCAGACATGAGGGATCAGATTGATTTGCTTGATACCTTACAGGATCGCTTATGGAGCATCTATGCTGATCGTTCCCACCTTTCAGTTCAAGAGTTGATTGACAAGTGTTACAAGAAGGACTGGTGGCTCAGTGCCCATGAAGCTCTTGATATTGGCCTGATTGATGAGATTACTAATGAAAGGACAGTCTAATATGGAAACACAAGACCTCGCCGAGGTTGGGGTGGGAACAGGGACCGCTCCGAGCACGGAGGGACCAGGCACGAGCGCCGTGCCCCTTTCTCCATCCCCGGTTCCCCAACAACAACAACAACCTGGCATTCGTGTACCTGTGCCTGCCTGCCCACTCCCGCTCAACTTCCTGGTTGGCCTTGTGATGGTGGGGAATGACCCAATCATCCTCTGCACTGCCCTGAATGATTCAGGCAGCATGACACAAGGTTTCATCCAACCAGAGCTTGCCAACAAGATCGGGCGTGCCCTTCTCCAAGCTTCGAGAGAGGCAGAGATACGCAGGCCCAAAAAGCTTGAAGTAGTTGGGAAAGGTGCTCTGCTAGTTCCCCAGTAATCGAGAGGAATGTTGACATGGTACTATGGAAACTCCTTTTAATCATTGTGCTTTCTATCTTCACACCACACAATCCTCAACTAAAACCAGCACTTCCTACCTACCATCAACAAAGTCCGGCCGATCTTACTGGAACCTGGGCCTGCATTGCCTGGGCCGAGAGCCGAGACACCAACACCGGCGGCGGTGATGGCGGCGGGTACTTCCAGTTCGAATCAGAAACCTGGGCGTACCTGACTCCCGCCCCATGGCCACCCACGCAGTACAGCTTCGGCTACCAGTACCAGCAGGCTCAGAAACTTCAATCGTCGGTCTGGGGCTGGTCGCCCTGGCATGGGGATGGATGCGTTTAATCATAAGGGCAAACTCGACAGCTCAGCAATCATAAGGGCTTCCTCAAAAACCCTCACTTTACACCTGTAAGATTACGGGTGTACAAGTGAGGGTATTTTCATGCCAACTGACATAAGTTTTGGAGGCATAAGTCCAGGTCAGCAGGCATATTTGCAAAGAGAACACCCACCTGATACACTGCTTCCGCAGTTGTGTTTTGTAGGGCGCTCCGGTGTGAGCGTGGGTACGAGGTCCGAGGACCTGCGAGCCATTTGGGAAAGTGGCTTCCCACCAAGACCACCGGAGGCTGACCCGGCCAGCAACCCGCTGACAAAGGGCGGGTATCCAGCCAAGAGGTTGGATCGGTGAAAATCCGGCGAGTGGGCGTGATGGCGTCCACAGGGATTAAAAGCCCTAAATAGAACGGGAATCTCGATTCCCCCCACTACACGCCAGCAGGTGTCCGGCTCGTTCCCCGAAGGAACCGGCACCGTTAAGGGCGTTTTTCCTTTCCTTTCTTTGTCTGCACCGGCGCAAGCCAGTGTGGACAGTAGAGGGCTAAAGCGTATGGTAGCCAGGGAGAGCCTGGTTTCCGGCCTTAAAGTGTGCGAACCTTTACTACATGGGGGTATCGCCCGCCGTCACGAAACAAAGCTTTAGCCTTCTACTGTCTGACAACAGACATTTTAGAAAGGGGATAACAATGGATATTTACTGCCCGAAGTGTGGCGAACCGTGGGACCCCGACGAGGCTCACGAGCAAGCTGCAGACACAGGCAGCACCTACACCAAAGTCATGCGTGACTTTGCTGTACGTGGCTGCAGGGCTTTCGGTGGCCGCTGTAGTGCCCCTGACGGCACGCCAGACGCTACGTTCGGCATGACGAGGGCTGAAGCCTCCGGTGCTCTCTTCGAGCTACTGGGGGACGATGTGGACGGCGTGGCGTCCATGTTGGACGACATGACGTGGTAAAGACCGAAACCGTACCAGTAATGGTACGGTCTGCCGGTTACTCCGGCACTGACGAGGTCAGAAAAAGAGAGGAAGTACCATGAAAATGGCAAAGGTAGTGGTGGACCTGAAGGGTTCACTCGACCCTGAGGCTGCAAAGTCTGAGGATTACTGGCCGGACCCGCCCTGCGGAGTACCTGCACAAAGTCTCAATAAAGGGCGATACGGTTGGATATACGTGCCCATTGACCGGCAGCCACGGTGTGATCACTGTAGAAAGCCTGTTTATCCCTCGCTACTCACTGAGGAGTTTGGGGTTTGCTGGCGACACTGCCCAGAAACCAAATACGACCACGATGGGTATTGGTCCTGCTTTATAGATCCACCCCATGTGGCTACAGTTGATGGGTCTGACAAGCCAATCAGCTAGTCGAAACGGGGGGTTCGCCCCCCGTTCGCAGGGAATGACCGCCCTGCGCTGATGAGACAGGTCGAGAAAGGAAACTATCATGACCAACGTAAATAGGAAGATGAAGCCACAGTTTGCCGAACTGCTTGGTTCGGGCAGTTTGATTGGGCTTGGTGAGAATCTGTGCATAGATGCTGTGACCCCTGAGGGTCGCAAGGTCTATATCTCTCTCACCGAGAACCAGGCCGAGCGCTTGGCGACCACACTGGAACGTGCGGTAGCTCAAGGGTTCTGGGGCGACCGGCTGCCACAAGGCTACCTGATCCCCCATCGTGAGCCGGTAAGTTTGCTGACGGTGTAGTCGAAACGGGGGTTCGCCCCCGTCTATGGGAATGGCTACCCATACTGATGAGACAGCCAATGAAAGGAAACAGCCGTGGAAACAAGATTCCAAGGCGTCTGTAAGACGTGTGGTGGCGATGGTGTTGTTTACCGCTACATATCACAAGATGAGTGGCACGAAGAGAAATGTCCTGAGTGCCACGGACATGAAACCATAGAAGGATATTCCCGCTATGGGGACTTTGAGTCCTAGTTAAGGCAGCATCGACCTATAGTCGAAACCGGGCCTAGCCCGGTCTATATAGGATGGCTTCCTATATACCGATGAGACAAGCCAAATGAAAGGAAAACATGAAACTCATATCACGATATGACGTAGGCGATGTCGTGTATGGAATATATATCCATGCCAAACGCTACTGGAAAGTCTGTGGTACTTGCGAAGGTACCGTCACAGTCACGGTGGCTGGTCACGAGGATGTCACTACCTATTGCCCCTCTTGTAGGGGCGGTAAGATCTGGCAGGATACCGAAGGTAAGTACTTCGTGATTCAACAACTGACTATAGGACAGGTACGTATACAGGCCGGTTTTCAAGAAAGTGAGCTACAGATCCCATGAAGTACATTTATGGACCTGACTCTCTTATCAAAGAGGGTTCTATGGAGGGTGAATGGGTTCCGATTCCTAACGGATCCCGTCGCCAGAAGGACGGGCGTTTGCCTGCTGACCTTCTGCGTAGCCTTCGGCCGAGCATCCGGCACTACGTGCCTGCCCTGCTCCTGAAGGACGCACTAACAAGGGCTGCGAATGCAGCTAAGAAGTAAAGACCGAAACCGTACCAGTAATGGTACGGTCTGCCGGTTACTCCGGCACTGACGAGGTCAGTTAAGAAAGGAAATCAAATGGAAGTCATAAGAAACAAGCCTTTTTACAAAGGTGTTTCGCCTGACTTAAACTCTCCAATACAGACATCAAAGTGTCAGTTCCAACCTGAAACTGATGTCACAGCTAGTGGCATTGACACTGACCCAGATGAGGACTGTGGAGAGGGAATCAACTTCTGTCGGTCCATTGCTGAAGCGCTCAAGTGGGGACCTAAGGTTGTCGAAATCTTCGTCCCTGCAGGAGTGACCGTCATTGATACCGGACAGAAGCTGCGAGCCGAGAAGGTTCGTGTGGGTTCTGTTGTTAACCTCCATAGGGCAGACCTTAGTGGGGCACACCTCTATGGGGTGAACCTCAATGGGGCAGACCTCCGTGGGGCGAACCTCAATGGGGCGAACCTCCGTGGGGCACACCTCAGCGGAGCACACCTCTGTGGGGCAGACCTCAGTGGGGCGAACCTCCGTGGGGCATACCTCAGTGGGGCGAACCTCAATGCGGGCAACCTCAGTAGGGCGAACCTCTATGGGGCAGACCTCTGTGGGGCAGACCTCAGTGGGGCAGACCTCTATGGGGCGAGCCTCAGTGGGGCAGACCTCAATGGGGCGAACCTCAGTGGGGCGAACCTCAGTGGGGCGAGACCTCCGTGAGGGCAGACCTCCGTGGGGCGAACCTCTAGTGGGGCAGACCTCAATGGGGCAGACCTCCGTGAGGCAGACCTCCGTGGGGCAGACCTCCGTGAGGCAGACCTCCGTGGGGCACCCTCAGTGGGGCAGACCTCTATGGGGCAGACCTCCGTGAGGCGAGACCTCCGTGTGGCAAAGTTTCAAAATGGATCAGTAATCCAGTAAAGACCGAAACCCGGCTGGTATAGCGGGTCTGCCGGTTACTCCGGCACTGACGAGGTCAGTTAAGAAAGGAAATCAAATGTCCCAAGAGACAGATGAATGGCTGAATCAGTATTGCCTCATAGGCTGTACTGATAAGCGTGGGATGGCGTGGCATTACAGGGAATCAGCACAGGGTACTGAGCCAAATCACTACCCCGGTTTCATTCCTCCTGATGATGTCATTCGCCGCCTGTTCAACTGGGAGGCCGTCGAATCGCCGGTTTTCCTAAAGGTTGATGGAGAGTTCCAGCAGATTGGTGACCGTAAGGCCATGACCCGCTCGGATGAGCCTTTAACCGTTTTGGGAATCTTCAAAGAGGGCTATCATGGTCATTCCTATCAGGAGTGGTTGCTGGAGATAGTTGAGGAGATACTTGGCACCGAGCTAGGTATTTCTTCAGCAGGGTTGCTCCGCAAAGGTGGGTTAGCGTGGGTCGAAGTTTCAGTCCCCGAGAACATCACCACCCCTGAGGGGGTTGAGTTTAGGTCGAACCTGCTTGCAGGTACGTCCTTTGATGGCACCCTATCCACCACCTATAAGAGAACAAATAGTGTCACAGTGTGTGACAACACAATGATGGCATCTTTGTCCTCCGAAGGTGAGCAACTGAAGATCAGACACACCAGAAACAGTGGGCTTCGGATTGATGATGCTCGTGACGCCTTGTCACTCGTCATTGAGACTGCCAATAAGTTTTCGGCAGACGTTGCTCGGCTGTGCAGTGTGCCAGTAAGCACTAGGGAGTTTTCCCTCCTGCTCGACGCTATCGTCCCTGTGCCAGAAAGCCCAGGACGTAGCGCCACCGTTGCCGGTAGCAAGCGTGACATCCTGACTCAGCTTTACAAGAGCGACAGCCGGGTTGCCCCCTGGACTGGTACCGCCTTTGGTGTCCTGCAAATGGACAATACTTACAGGCACCACTACCAGACAGTCCGAAACAGTGGGCGTGCTGAGCGTAATGCTCAGAATGCACTGCTTGGAAAGACTGAAGAGGCAGACTCCAAAGTCCTTGCAGCGCTTGCAAAGATCAAGGGTATGCCTGAACTAATCGCCGCCTAACAGCGTCGAAACCAGTTATAGGACAGACTACTTCGGTACGTTCTGTAGCCTATAGCTGGTCTGCTGGATTGGCATTCCAGTACTGATGAGACTGCCACGAGAAAGGAAATCCAATGAGCAGAGATAAGATGCCAGAAGACCTTGCAAAGCTTGGTCTTGCAACCATCTTCAGGGTTCTAGCTGAGGACACCATCCAGTACTGCACAACGTTGGGACTGGATGCTGACTTTCAGGCCAATGCCTTGCATGGCTACATGGAAGCTCTTATAACACTGGGCATTCCATACGATATAGTTCACGAGGCTGTCGAGGTAAACCTTAATAGCATTGGGGACATATTAGGGTATACACCCTAAGTCGAAACTGGCGCTGGTACAGGCCAGTCTGCTGGATATGACCACCCAGCACTGAAGAGACAGGTCAACAAAAGAAAGGAAATCCAATGGTTTCAATCAAAAAGGTAGATGCACCTCCCGCTCGTGCTGGCCGTAAAGGAAGCGTGGATTATGTCACCATAATCGACGCTGCCCAAGACAGCCCAGAACAGTGGCTAGAGGCCACGTTCGAAGACAGGAGCCCGGCTCAGGTTGAGGCCGCTGCTCAGCAGTTGCGCAAGAAGTGCCCGCTATTGCAGGTGGCCGTCCGCAAGGGCGTGTTGCATGTCTGCTATCCGCAGACCGAACCGTCCAAGACGGCACCTAAGAAGTAGTCGAAACCTACTGTGTTATCCCCCGTATGTAGGGGGTTTCGCAGTAGGTCTGCCGGAGTTAACCGCCCGGTACTGAAGAGACAGGTTACAAAGAAAGGAAATGTCGTGTATCTCAAAGAAGAGATAGACTGTGCTGTTCAGCAGATGCTCTGGGCCAAACAGGATGAGAATGCGGCCCGTAAGGCTGGTTTACCTCTAAACCAGAAACAGTTCCATGCCTGGCATAACGAGGACTACATTGAGTTGAAGAAGCTCAACTGTCTGTACGCCATTGTAAGTGCTGTGCATGACGCCCCTGCTGTGCTGGCGTCTTAGATGGAACGCCGTCGAGATAACCGTCGCAAACTGTATGATCAAAACATGTCAGACTACCCGTCAGACCGCCGTCAGATCGGTGGTAGACGGCGGTATGACATGGTGTGGATCCCTACAGATGGTGTCGGTCAATGGACACCTATTCTTAGACTGATCGGAGGTGAAGATGCCACGCAAGCACAACACAGTCCACAACCGCAGTAAGTCCCACTATCCTGAGAGACTTGCTGCACGAGGCAAGACATCTGCTGCTGTACGTATGAGGCACCTAACAGAGTCTGATACGTACAAGCTTCTACATCCTGAAAAAGTCATAGAAGAAGCTACAGCAGAAGTACTTGAGTCATAGAAACAAATAATCCCCAGTGTCACATTCCATACGAATGTGGCGCTGGGGATTTTTTGTTTGCATAGCGGGCTAAGGCCTGCTACGCTCTCAGTAGCGCCAGGTCGTGGTCGGTCCAGAGCGTTTTCGTCGGGCGCTCAGGAGGATGTCAGGACAGGCAGGCGTGGGCTGGAGCGAAAACCAGCAAAGCAAAGCCCCTCTACGAGTCGATGCGTAGAGGGGCTTTCTTTTGTCTGACTGCTAATCGGACCTAAAGCAAATGTTTGAGCAGCACTAGACAGAACAATATAGCCACTATAAGTAGTACAACACCAAGAGCACCAAGACCAAACATTAGAACTTACCTCCTAGTTTAGCTTTAGCTACCTGTACCTGAATAGCACCATGTGACGAGACTGCAATGATTAGACCACCAATGGCGGTTAGTACGGCAGATAGAGGCTCTGCGAGGTTGCCAGCACCTAGCACACCACAGAGTAGTGATGCCGCACCGGCCACCGCCGACCAGAATGGTACGGACTTCCAGTTGATTGTTGCCATGTTATTTCTCCTCAGTTGTAGCGGGTCCAATAAGGTTATGGCAATAGTGCTCGGCCTCAAAGTCCGAAGAACTAGCCTTATGAACACCACCTGGTCCCCGATGATGGTGCTCACAATAGAACAGAAGATTAGCGCCAGACTCTACCCATGCTCCTACAGTCTTAGGGTCAGACACACCAGGATAGTCGTGCTCTAACCACGATAGATTGATCCCGTTCTGTAAAGCGAACTCAATGTGCGAGTGGTGGAGTTCGAGTCCACCCTCACATTCACCTGTATAGGCCATGGCACACTTGGCCGTCTTAATGTGAGCACGCCTATACGCCTCAAAGTCCACATAGTTAGGATCCTCCTGTCGAGGCTCATGATCAGGATAGTTGACGTAGTACCTGTTTGTGACGGCCTGCTTATGGGCTGGAACCATTACCATTATGCCTTACTTCCTGTCTTGCTATCCAACATTCGTTAGAAGTAGTACGTTCATCAAGATCTGCATAAAGAGTCTGGACCTGAGCCATAGCTGAAATAATACCAATCCTAGCCGGTTCCCATTGAGTTGCAGGTGTGCCTAACAGAGCCTCTTGAATAGCTCTATGCTCCTCCTGAAACTTAATGTCTTCCTCTTTTCGAGTCTTATAAGCACGTTTGGTGTATCTGCCTATGCCAACGCCAAGACCACCACCAGCAGCAAGAGTAACAACAATAAGCTCAACAAGTTCTACAGAACTTATAAGACTCGCTAGCATGTCTACACCTTCTTAAGCATCAACAGGGCAAAGAATGTTGGAGTAACAGGAATCTCAGGCACACCGGCCTTTAGGAAGCGCTGCCACTGTGTAGGCTCGATTACAGGATAAACAGCACCATCACTAAGGAACTGCTCTTTACCGGCAGGATTTTGAAATAGAAACATGGTAGGTACCTTTCTTGGTTTAGGATCTGGTGCGGGCCATAGCCCATTGGCATTCCAGCCACCAAAGTCCACGGTTAGGATTGTATCAACATCACAACTGACACCTTCAATACCAATCTGTGCTGCATAGGTTGAGGCGGGCCACCTGGATTGAACCATGTGTGCCTCAGGGTATGGAGGCTCAGTTCCGTCAGGAGCATGACAGAAGTACTTGAACCCATACCCCTTGATCTGATCCCAAACGGATGTCTGCCCATAGAAGGCCGGAGTGCGGCCATACTCTAGGATTGTCTCAGCCCCAGCATGAAAGTACTCAATGATTGCTGTAGTCTCACCCATCTGGTCATTTGGCATCCAAGTGCCAGCACCCTCGGGTTGCTTCACAAGGTCAGCCTTGTTACACCATCGTTTAGCATCAATGATTCCCTGATCTGCTCCGAGGTTAGGGTTAGAACTATAGCTCTCATTGAAACTCCACAGTCCAAAGTCTAGATCAGCAGCTTGCTGAGCAACTGTTCGAGTGAGGTTGTATAGGACATACAGACCAGCCGCTACTGCACCTGATGCCTTAGCGGCCTTCAGGTCCAACCAACCAGCCGAGTCATACGCTTTAGCAGGTACATTAAGCATTAAAACCATCCCCATATAGACCCATTAGATTCTTGAAGTATCGATCATACTGCTTTGCTACAACTGGCGCAGAGTACTTATCTATGGCACGCTTACGAATGTAGGTCCTCTTCAGCTTGCCTACATCCTCGACTGCCTTGGTAAACTCGGCCATAGTCCGGCACCTAAACCCAGTCTTGCCATCCTCTACCGTTTCAGGGAATGCACCCCAGTCCGTTGTAATGACCGGTGTCCCACACAGTTGCGCTTCAACGTTCACACCACCGAACGGTTCCAAGTACAGGCTTGGCACTAGGACCGCCCGAGCATTCCCCATTAGTTCCGAACGTTCCTCAGGACCGACAACACCTCTATATGTAGCTCCAGCTACTGATTGAGGATCACCCTGACCGGCCACTACTAGCTCTAGACCAGACCTCTTAGCCGTGTCCATTGCTATGCCAATCCCCTTAAGATCAATCAGACGACCGATATAAAGTAGGTAGTTACCTTCACCAGTCCCCATAGGAAACTGGTCCACCTCGAAGTAGTTGGGAATCACTGTGTCATAGAACCGGCCCTGTGCATTCATAATGCTCATCTTGCCAAGACCCTGTTGCCATCCATATACCGTATGCATCCAGGCATTAGACTCAAATACCTTAAAGTTACTGAACACCCCTTCATACCCAACCCCGTACTCCACAGGCTGATTATTGGGGAATGCATCAGCTATAGGTTTCTGTGGTAACCCTGTGGTGAGAAGGATTAGATCCTTCGGTTGAATCCTTTTCTGAATCTCATAGATGACTTTAGTGTTCATAGCCTCAAAGTACTTGAGACTCCATTCAGGCTCGGTTACTTTGGCAGTAGGGGGAGCCATAACACACGGTATAGTGTTCTCAAAGATACTCTCGGTCGATGCATACAAGTATACCACATAACCAAGTTTCTCCATCATACGAGCTAGCTTGAGGGCCTTCATTGTGTAGGCACACCATGAGAAATCCCAAGTGGTAGAAGTGTGGGGGAGACTTATTATATGCAAGGCGGGCTTTGTCATATTATTCTCCTAAGTATTCTAGTACGGTGTTTATAGGTTTCATTTACACAGTCTCGGTCGTATAGAGCATGGCTGCCTCGCAGGCAACGCCAGTGCTGACGGCGACAGTTACCGCCGTGTTCGTGGGCCAGGCGACGCCTGATTCCTTGAGGTCCGCAAAGTCCAATGGCGGGTAAGGCGAAGAGCCTACGAAACAGAGGATCCCGCCGTACGGAGTCGGCGATGTAGGCGACTCCTGTGCCGCCCGTATATATGATCTTGGCCCAGTAGACACGATAACGCAGCCCTGCCCCCGGCGCCGGCAACAGGTTCCCAGTGGCGCTGAAGTTACCGTTAGGCGGCCCATTGCCGCTCAACTACCGGGTGCTGCCCCGCCGACGTAGAGGGGGCTGTGGGCGTGATCACCAGGCGTCCCTGGGCATCGGTCAGAAGACCCCGCAAGTACGTGCCGTCCGTGCCTGCAACCCATAGCGCCTGGGGCGGGACGGCGGCTCCGGGAGTACCATCCGCAGGATCGGGTATTCCAATGATTGTGGGCATTATGCCTCCAGTATGGTTGCGCTGGCATACACCTGATTGGCAGTACCAGCGGTAAACTTGACCGTGATAGCACTACTCGCCACGCTATTTACAATGAACTCTACGGTAGCATACGAGCCAACCGGCACAGCTAGCGCATTGATGTAGGTAAGCGTTTGTACGCCGGTCATATCAGTCCAACCGAACGTAAGAGTCACGGTGGTTGTAGCAGCGGTCACACGAAAATAAGCGCTGACCTTAAAGTTACCGGCTGTACCCGGTGTATAGGTAGCCACCGTTATTACTGATGTTCCAGTCAGTTCAGTCTCGGAAGCCTCAACAACCCCGACAGCACCAGTAGCACCAGTTGCTCCTATATAAGCGGAACCAGTTATTCCTTGTGATCCTGGTACTCCTGACGCACCAGATGCACCAGTTATTCCTTGTAGTCCTGGTACTCCTGACGCACCAGATGCACCAGTTATTCCTTGTAGTCCTGGTACTCCTGACGCACCTGTCGCACCTGTCGCACCCGTCGCACCTATGGGGCTTGCACCTGTCGCACCGGTCGCACCCGTAACTCCTGTCAATCCTGTGACACCTGTTGGGCCAGTATTACCTGTCAGTCCTGTGACACCTGTCGGGCCGGTCGCACCTGTCGCACCCGTCGCACCTATGGGGCTTGCACCTGTCGCACCGGTAGCGCCCGTAACTCCTGTAAGGCCCGTCGTGCCAGTCGCACCTGTCCCACCTTGTAGGCCGGTCGGTCCTATGGGTCCTGTCGCACCTGTCGCACCCGTCGCACCTATGGGGCTTGCACCTGTCGCACCGGTCGCACCCGTAACTCCTGTCAATCCTGTGACACCTGTTGGGCCAGTATTACCTGTCAGTCCTGTGACACCTGTCGGGCCGGTCGCACCTGTCGCACCCGTCGCACCTATGGGGCTTGCACCTGTCGCACCGGTCGCACCCGTAACTCCTGTCAATCCTGTGACACCTGTTGGGCCAGTATTACCTGTCAGTCCTGTGACACCTGTCGGGCCGGTCGCTCCGGTAGCGCCCGTCGCACCTATGGGGCTTGCACCTGTCGCACCGGTCGCACCCGTAACTCCTGTCAATCCTGTGACACCTGTTGGGCCAGTATTACCTGTCAGTCCTGTGACACCTGTCGGGCCGGTCGCTCCGGTAGCGCCCGTCGCACCTATGGGGCTTGCACCTGTCGCACCGGTCGCACCCGTAACTCCTGTCAATCCTGTGACACCTGTTGGGCCAGTATTACCTGTCAGTCCTGTGACACCTGTCGGGCCGGTCGCTCCTGTCGCACCCGTCGCACCTATGGGGCTTGCACCTGTCGCACCGGTCGCACCCGTAACTCCTGTCAATCCTGTGACACCTGTTGGGCCAGTATTACCTGTCAGTCCTGTGACACCTGTCGGGCCGGTCGCACCTGTCGCACCCGTCGCACCTATGGGGCTTGCACCTGTCGCACCGGTAGCGCCCGTAACTCCTGTAAGGCCCGTCGTGCCAGTCGCACCTGTCCCACCTTGTAGGCCGGTCGGTCCTATGGGTCCTGTCGCACCTGTCGCTCCCTGTAGTCCGTCTGGGCCTATGGGTCCTGTCACACCCGTCGGGCCGGTCGCTCCGGTCGCACCCGTCACACCTTGAGGTGAGGCACCTGTCGCTCCGGTCGCACCAGTAACTCCTGTAAGGCCAGTCGTGCCAGTCGCACCTGTCCCACCTTGTAGGCCGGTCGGTCCTATGGGTCCTGTCGCACCTGTCGCTCCCTGTAGTCCGTCTGGGCCTATGGGTCCTGTCACACCCGTCGGGCCGGTCGCTCCGGTCGCACCCGTCACACCTTGAGGTGAGGCACCTGTCGCTCCGGTCGCACCAGTAACTCCTGTAAGGCCAGTCGTTCCGGTCGCACCTGTCCCACCTTGTAGGCCGGTCGGTCCTATGGGTCCTGTCGCACCTGTCGCTCCCTGTAGTCCGTCTGGGCCTATGGGGCCAGTAATCCCTTGTGGACCAGTAGCGCCAGTAGCGCCCGTAGCGCCGACCGTAGTTACACCCGTTGCGCCAGTCGCTCCCGTACCCGTCGCACCAGTAGCACCAATAGACACTGGACCTGTCGCACCTGTCGGGCCTTGTGGACCAGTTGCCCCCTCACCACCTGTTGGACCAGTCGCACCAGCCACATGAGGAACTAAAAGACCATCTGTATGATTAGCTTCAAAAACAACATCTCCATCGTCGTTCAACATCTGAATACCAAAGAGTGGACGTGATGGGTCTACCCAGTGTGGCGATTCCACACCCGGATACGGGGGACCATCACTAGGCAAGTTACTAGGCAACTGCCCAACAATCATAACCGTTTTCTGGATTGAACTACCAGAAACACCAGTACTTATAGATCCCGAAGCACCACTAGGCGGACTAGAAGCCATTAAAGTATCAACTCCCATACACCAGGGTTAGACGAATGGCTATCTAACACCCACACACTCTTGCCTGGAGTTGGACCAGGACAGATAGCAACAGCATTTGTACCAACAGCTATAGCAGCTAAATCTATTGTCGTTCCACTACCGTCTGGGTTTACCTGATATACATTCCCCCCTGAGGCAATCCATAGAGGATCTGGTCTAGTCCAGTCCTGATAGACCTGTGTTTGCTGCTGAGCTAGCCCAGCAGTCTGTCGGCCCGACTGAACTAAAGAATCCCACAAACGATCATTTGGATTAGGTACAACCTTAGGCATATCAGTCCTTATGGAAGGGTAGGAGTCTGACGCAACTTAGTGTCCGGATCTAGTGAATAGTCAGGTGGAGTGTCAAGAGTGTAGGTAATGAGGCAGTCGCCCTCGTCGGCAACAGTAGCCTGATAGCTAGCGATTCTCCACTTCATTCCTTCAATCATACCTGTGGGGAATCGAGGGTCAAATACATTGCCATCCTGATCGAGTGAAGGAACCACGACATTCACGTCGTCCCCGACAATGAAGGTACCAAGCCCACACTCGTCACTAAACATATCCACTGTGACTTGTGGGGCTACAGGAGGCCATGAGTATAGTACAGAGTCACTTAGTCCCATATGCTGGAGCAATACCGTGGGGTTCGGAGAGTTGAGGTTCGCAATGTTGTGGACGAGGGCCGTATTAGGATAGCCACCATAAGTACCAGTGCCTCCGGGGTAAATGTTCTCAATGACCGCAATATCCTGATTACCACCAGTCTCAAAGTTAATACTACCTTGAGCAGTCCCGTCCTCAGGGAATGTCCAGTCATGGGCACTCCCGAGATTGATAGTTAAGTTAGATCCTGTTGGAGACAATATCCTGCCACGTCGAGGGTAACTTAGGTTCATAGTAGCTTGAATGGGAGAGTACCGACTAGTCATATAGGCCCAATCAATCGCCATATCAAAACCAATCCCATACCCCAAAGAGGTTAACTGCTGAAGGATTGAAGATAGGGTCATGAGTGACGTATAAGGAAATGTGATCTGGATATAGCTGAGGAATGGAGTTCGTGTTCCAGTGGGATCAAGGTCACTTGAGGTCCACTCAGGTTTTCCAATGTACTCAATACCATTATCACCATTAACAACAACACCATTCAAAGCAATAGCTAACCCATTTGTAGGATTACCATGAACGTCTATCCCCCAAAGTCCCCCGTTAGGAACAGACAGTGCATCCAACATTACCTGAGCGCCAATCAACATAGGGTCCCAGATAAAGGGCTGATTTCCCCATGGAGGACCACAGTCAGTATATCCAATCCCTAAAGTAAGGAATGACCGATTCCACACAGGCATACCGGGAGCGCTATAAGGTCCAGTGATTCCAGAGTAGGGTGGAGAAGAATAGTCGGTCGCCTGGACAACATGCGACCACCAGCTACTACCCTCTTGAGCATCTATCTCAAGCTGAAATCCCTGGGCATTAAATGTCTCTTTGCGTCCTGAGATTGGTCCACCCCAGACTATCTCACCATTGTAATCAATGATAAGAGTCGTCTTGTTAGGTGCTGTTGCACGCACCCAATCAGTATTTTGTATGCCAGGATCCTGAAGGTCAAGATTCCCGGTGAATGATCCAGCCGAGTTAACTGGTCCACCACCAAAGGTGACACCCCTAAAGGGCAGTGTCTCAATAAACAACCCAGTTAAGGTGTCATAGAGAAGATATGTAACTGGAGTATCAACACTTACAACAGCCATGCCGACGCCCAATCTACTCCGAGATACGCAGTTCCAGACGAACTATTGTCCTTGATTTTTGACGTGCCAGGGAACAACACAGGCCATGTACTCCCAGCAGTCAGTGCGTATGAGAGTGGTGTCTTAGTCCAGCCCGACCCAATAAGACCACCAGTACACAGATTACCTTGACTCGTCATGTAAACAACATTATCAAAGCCAAGAGTAGGTGCGCTTAAAAACCCATCATAACTAAGAGTAGCAAGACCGCCTTTACTCTGAGATACATTAAAGATCCCCGCTGTTGGGAATCCTGCTGATGCTGGGCTTTCGTTCGTCTCTAGAGTCGTATATAGCGCACCGAGAGTCCTGCTCGGATCATAGTCAGTAACGGGTCTACCGTCCATAGTTGACTTAGTAGTAACTGCGTTAGCAGCACTGTACAAAAGAGCAGTCTGGTAATAGCAGTCTACGAGAATGTACTGATAAGGCAATAGAGTAAAGGCATCAGCACCATCACCATTACCCCACCCCAAAAGGCTCACACTGCCATCAGCACCAGGACTCGGTGGAGGTACAGTCACCTGAACACCAGGATTAGTAGCAGGTCCCGTTATATAAAACACCGGACGGCAGTCAAAGTTTCCTGCATTGAGAAACTCTTCCTCCATCACCAAGACCAAGACGAAGCTCTTGGGTTGGGCCGTAGAATCGAGGATCCGTGGCGTGCAACATCACTTGAAGGTCTTGCGCTAAGTTACCCAATGAGTAAGTAATGTCGATCTTCCATGACCGGTTACGAGGCCGAGCCATACAAGCTAACGTACCAGTAGTGTCGGGAGGAACAGCAGTTAGTGTTTCCCAATAGGGCAAGCTAAAGAACAATGGTGTCTCTATGTTTGCTTGAGGACCAAAGGCAGAACTGAGAGTAAGGAGGTTCTCCTGAAGGGTTGTATCACCTGTAGCTTGACAATCAAACTTCAGTGTGATGTCACGACCGGCCAAGAAGTCATACCCAATAAACTCCCCCTGATCCCTTGGTCTGCCCGAGTCACCAGTTCGGATATTCTCAATATCTAACCCGTCAATCTCTTTCCAGTTGACACCATTAGAACCAACACCAAACGTCTGTCCTTGAAAGTAAAACTGATATGGCTCTAGTGCAGGAATACCGCCATAAGAACTAATGATAGGGAATGACATTATCGTGCTACCTTCGTCCTCATATGCCACGACACAGCAGAAGCAACAGCCTGAGCATCCGTGGGGTTAATCCCGGTTATCTCAATATGTACACCTGACCCAGCAAACTCTGTATTAGCTCGGGCCTGCTCAATAGATATAAGAGCATTCGCCTTAGCTTCAGCTCTCTGAGCATTGTCCTTTATGCTAGCCAAGAGCTTTTGAGCATTAGCGTTAGCAGTATTAGCAGCATCTTGTGCAATAGTTGACGCTCGATCCGCTATAGCGAGAGCCTGTCCTTGCTGAGCCTGAGCACCTGAAAGCCCGGTAGCAGTCTGCACTTGCTGCAAAGTAGTTCCACCCTTTGCGGCCATGTCTGACAGTTTCTGCTGTATACCTATAGGCAAGTCAGTAGACTTCTGCAAAGCAGCAACCTTCAGGCCAGCCGCCGCAACCGCAGCATCCCCAAGTTTGGTAGTTTGAGCTACAACAATGGACTGCGCATCTTCTTTAGCTTGATAACTTGTGGTTATCTGGTCAAGAGCAACCTTATACCTTTGAGCAACAAGGTTCAATCCATACAAGCCACGCTCCCCGAGAATGTCAGCCTTTGTCTGTGCTTGGTTTGCAATCAGGTCAGACTGAGCCGTAGCCTTTGCAGTAGCCACAGTGACTGAATCATTGATCCCCTGGACGACCTTAGCGGCCATGTCTGAGATAATCGCAGTCTGGTCCGTGTATTGTGTAGTGGCTGCCTTAACCTCGTCATTAATACCGGTCTTCACAACATCCACTTCAAGTGCCCCATAATATGCTAACTCGGCTTTGTGTGTTGCAATGAGACTGTCAGCTAAGGACTTAAGACCATCCTTCTGAAGAGTAAGCAACTCCTGCTGGTATGCCTTTGCACCGGCACCCTGCAACTCTGGCTTCAATGATTGAATGGTTCCGGTCTGGAGTGCCTGTTGCATAGCTTGCAAGAAACTTAGTCCGGCCTTCACAATCGGATTTTCCACATAGCCAGCAGTACCAGGAGTTATAGACTCTTGGTGCTTAGCCGCAGCGGCGGCGGCAGCGGCGGCGGCTGCCGCTAACTTATCCGTATATGCAGACTCAGCAGCAGTAGGCACACCACCAGCACTGTGCATCTCAGCAGTGTGTATGTTCTGGGCACGCTCTCGGTATGGGCGCATTGCCCTTTCCTGTGCATTGATTAGCTGTTGCTGAGGAGAACCTGCTTCTGCCTTCACGAAATCAGCCCTGAGTGGTCCAGAATACTGATCTATTGTGTTCTTTATCTGAGCTTGCTCTGCTGCAACGGCTGCCTGCATACCCATATAGTTTCCAGACTTCTGTGCAGTTGAAAACTTATTAGCTTGAGTTTGTGTGTAATAACCTGCTGCAATACGAGCCTTGTCATTAGCAATCGACTCAGAACCCCACAACTTTATCAGACCACCAATAGCTATAGCAACAAGAGCAATAGGTCCAAGCATAGACATTGTAGCAGTATTAACTACCTCAGCCGTTTCAGTTGCCGTTACACCTTCTACCACCAGAGCACCATCAACCGCACTTATGGATGTAACAACACCAGCATTTGCAGCTATATTCTCTGCATCAAGAGCGGGCATACCTTCAAACTGAAGCTGAACTGTTGACACACTGAGTGACAACTGTTCATAGGCACCTGCTAGTTCTTCTGTCGAAGCAGCGTTTGTAACTGTTGCTCCATCATTAGCTGCTAATGCCTTACTCAAACCTGTAATAGCAACGGCTACAGAGTCAGTATTTGCGGCCTGTGCCCGAGCCTGCAATCCGAACCAGTTCATCCGACCACCAGCCGACAGCAACTGAGTACCAAGTCTACCAAGAGCACCAACAAGATAGTACCCAATCGCTATGACAACCGGACCTATAGTTATTGAAGCAAGGACAATCGCAGCACCCTTATACTTCTCGAACCAATCTATAACCTTAGCCAGAATAACCTCAAGATGACTAAGAGCACCAACAACATCTCGACCAACAACAATGCCAAAGTTATGCATTTCGGCCCGACCAGCGGCCACTTGTCCAGCGAATGTCTTTGAAAATGCCTCAGACGCACCCTTGGTGCGATCACGAAGAACTTCAAGAATATGGGCCACTGTACTTGTTGCAACCTGCAACTGAACCTGAGCATCCTTGAGTTGCAATGATGCTGTGGCATAGGCGGTTGTATAAGCAACTCCCTCTAACATACCAGCATTGTGCTTCTGCTGAACATTACTTAGAGCCTGCTCTGCTTTAGCAACAGCCTCATGGGAGGTCTGCAAGGAGTGCAACCGACCTGAAGCCACATTTATGTTAATACCCCATGAGAGAAGTGTCCTAGTCGATCCACCAAACACATGGTCTAGAGCGTCAGCCGCAGCACTAAGAGATACACCCTTATACCTTGCCAAGTCTTCAGCAAGTCCCATGTCATTAAAAGCTTTATGAGAGTTACCAAGAGCCATAGTAAGGTTGCCCAGAGCCTCATTAACGTCCTGAGCATTGTACCCAAAGTGAGCGGCAGAGCTTTGTGCTTTGCCTAACTCACCAGCAAACTCAGTCATGTTAGCACCGGTGTTCTTAGCCACAGTCTGCAAAGATATGAGGGACTGTTCATACTTGTCCCACATCCTTACACCCTCGACCGCCATGACAGCAGCACCGGCAATACCCGCAGTAAAGGCAATCTTACCAACAGACGCCAGCATTGCCTTAAGACCTTCAGCCTTAGTGGTGGTGGCCGAGAGTGATGCTCCCATCTTCGTAAAGACGTTAGAGAATGGAATACCCATATTTGACATCTGGGTGCCAATACCAGTAAAGATAGATCCCATCTTGTGGGACATACCAGTCATGGAAGTCTCCATGTCCTTAGCAGCCTTACGACCAGCGCTGCCCATATGATTAGACATCAAGTCACTATCAGCGACCACCTTGTCACGAGTGGCGTCGAACTGTGTAGCATCACCTAAAATATAAACGGTAATATGAGCGGCCATCTTATGCCTTATCAAACATCTCTTGCAGGGCAACGGACATTACAAGTTCTGCGTCTGCACCAACCTCTTGGGCAGCTATCTCAATGAATGGTTTAGTGTTCTTTTGGTCAACCCAGTGCCAATACTTCCTGTTTATATTTGGGTCAGGAAATACAGGGTGCCGGAACCTACCACTAAAGCCCGCCGTGATAAACCGACCTGCATCGTTATATCCAGCAGGAGCACCTAAAGCCTTAACAGCAGGAATAAGCCCAGACACAACAGGACGGATATACCCATACCCACGCATGTTGTGAGGCTCGTGGGCCATAGCAAGTAGTGCGGCATCTCGTGCTATATCCCTGAGAACTTTATTGGTGACACGACGTGTGCCAGACTTAACCACAGTCATGTAGTCCTTTAATCCCCTAGTGTCTACCCGTATAGTACTTTCAAGCATTACCTAAACGCTTTCTGAACATTAGCTCCTACCAAAGCAGGGAATATCTGATCCCAGTAAACCTCATCTATATAGATGGCCCATCCGGCGTATTCGAGGAATGGTCTACTTTCTGCTTCGTTCGGCCCGATGTGGAGGACGTAGGAGATTTGGGGCTGGTATCCGTACCAGAGGTCATCGGGATCGCCGTCAAGGAGCTTTCGCCACCTGACGGCAAAGTGGGGTCCATTGTCTTTTGTTCCCCAGTGTTTGGGTCAATAAGAGGAGGAGGCTCAGGTTCATCTGGTTCCTCAGGAATCTCCAAGTCATACGACTCAAGAACTTCACCTACAGCAAAGTCAATAGTCTGTGGAGTAGCAACGGACTTGTCATTAGGTCCACCCCACACAATCCAAGCAACACAAGCCATAGCATCAGGATCCCCCTGGAATACCGACATTGTAAAACTAACCAAGGTACCAAGGGCCGGATACCACCGCTTAATCTGACGAAGTGTCTTACAAGTCAGGTCCTTCTGAAAGTCTAGAGTGTACTCCGCACCATCAATCACAAGATGACAGGGGGGCAGTACCGCCCTATCTCTCTCGGCTTCAGACACAAAAGAGCCAACGAGTTCCCCGACTGAAAAGTCAGGAAGGCTCATAGGCTCTCGTGCATTCTTGACACCAGCCTTGTGCTGAGCAACCCAAATGACGCAAGCAAGTGCATCAGGATCGCCCATGACAGCAGCGGAAGTCAGTCCATTGTAAGTCCCCATGGGAAGACCGAACCATGCTTTGATATGGCGCAACTCGGAGATACCAAGGTCACGCTCAGGAGCAAAGCTATACTCCTTGTTCTGAAAAGTAAAAACGGACTCGGGCATGTCTAATCCTTTCGTAATCAGGAGTATAAGTCTTATACTATAAACCCCCTAAACCCTTATATTCTTACCAGCCAGTGTCGCCAGTAATCAACTGGGCAGACGGGCTAGTACCAGCATTACTGATAGCACCCTTAAGGTTAATGGTGTTATTCACAATGTCCACACCTTTGAGCGGAGCTTCACCACCACTCTGAATGAGAAGTTCTGGCAGTGTGATGCCAAACGTATCATTCAGGCCGGACGTAGAGATGGCGTTACCAACAGCTGTAATCTGAACAGCCAGAGCACTATGTGGCAAGAAGGCATCAAAGATATTACTCTTAGCTGTAGGTGTATAGTCCATTTCAAGAGCAACCGCAATCTCGATAAGACCGTTAGAGACTGGTTCCTCCTTATACTGTTGGCCGACATAGATACGGTCCACAGCCAACTTAGGAGTAAACGTCACGGTAACCTTACGACAACCATCAACAGCAACCCCACCTACCTTAAAGAGAGATGAAGCGTTAGGCATTGTAAAGGGCACAGGACCAGCAGGCTCTGTTCCAATAAATGCCGGAGTCGAGGGAAATGCTACATAGCAAAAGTCCCAGTCATAAGCAAATGTCACCATGTTGTCACGAGGGAATACCCACTCGGCCTTTGTCAGCTTACCAGCATGGTAGTCCTGATAGTGGAGAGTACCATCAGTTGATGGAACACCTAGTTCCATATCAACCCATGTACCATCCTGCACATACAGACCACCCGAGCCAGAAGCACCTGTCGCACCACCCTGCATAAGAGCATAAGCAGGAGAAGCAGCCACAGCAAGACCAGCCGCTGGGGTATTAGCCAACCCACCAAATGCCTGAGCAAGCATCAATGCCATTCCAGTGTTCATGAAATCACCAGTCATAGTGACCTGAGCATCGAGCCATGTAGTCACGTTTGCCGAGCCAATGTCAATCACACCAGAGCCAGACACGTAACGAATATATGGGCCACCCTGCACGATGTGAGGGTTCCATACACCCTCTGCCGACTTGACAGGAACACCACGAGTAGGTGCCATGAAATAACTAGAGTTGTAATACTCTGAAGGCCCGGTAGCGCCAGATGCACCAGAGCCTCCAACACCTTCGTCAGAACCTTGAGCGATTGCACAGTACCCGCCCAAACCCGAACCAATGCCAGACATAATGTCTCCTTTACTTACGCCGGAACAAGATATGCCCGGAGAGAAAATGACCAATCCAACTTGCCCTGCCAACCAGCCTGAGAACCACCAATGTTACCAGGAGTTCCCTGATAATGAGCGTAACCTAACTTAATCTCAAATGGGTGCGGATCACCAGTTATACCAAGAACAGGAATACCATTACCACCCCTATTCTCCACAACAGACTTCATCACAATGTCAGTGAAAAGACTGTACGTTTTCGACATAATGTCTGTAGGAACATTTTCACCAGCATCACCAGTGAAAACTGTACAATAGCCCTGAAGCTCATACGATTCAATCCACTGGTAACCCATAGCTTCTATATCGAACACATGGTCGAAGATACCAGTAAAGAGGATGTATGAAGCAGGTTCAAACTGCAACAGTTCGTACTGTGCTGTATAGACCGGAGGGTTTTCAGCCGCCGCAGCCGCAGAAACAAATCCCCACAGTGCTGCATAAGATGCCGGTGCTGTCGAGGTAATCGTGGTCATGTCTTTACCCGATCACTGGCAATCGGAAGCTCTCGAACACTTCAGCAATCCTGTTTGGAATGCCAGGCCATAGATCACCAGAAGCCTGTTGATTCTGCCCATACTCGGCTGCATTCCCGGTAAATGTCCTTGAGGCTTGGTAAGTATTCCTAAACCAATAAGCCACCAAGTCAATAGTAGCCACCCACACATTAGGCGGTATAGGATCATAACCAGCTATGTATGTTACCTCAATGTTCCTTGAGCCAGGAAAGAATGGTCGAGGCCATGAGTACCCTGCGAAAGTACGCATAAGCTGACCTGTCCGGTAGTTCACCTGAACACCATCAACTGGGTTCTCAGGAGTAGATTCTGGCAGTTGCACAAAACCACCCGTACTCATCCACTCTTGACACTTTACTATCTTGATGATAGGTGAGTAGTCAAGTTGAATGTACTCACCAGACCAACCACTATACCGGTTAAACATCTCAGTAGGACAGAGCGGTCTATTAGCCATGTCCTGTCCGGTCCAGCAAGCAGCATCTATAATGCGCTGCAACAGTCCAGAGATTTCCGTACCAGGTGTAGCAATACCACTCGTAAACTGCAACCAACTTAGAACCTCTGGCATGTCCAAGAATGTCGTCCATTGCACTGACCCTGCGGGGTTTCCTGTGGGGCTAAACCCCATAGGTGTGCCTGGCATAAGGGATGATATGTCAACAGTCCGGACAGGATTTCCAGACGAATCAAGAGCTGGTATCTGGATAGAATAGTCTCTTTGCTGCCCCTGCGACAAAGAACTGATTGAACCTCCCGAAGCTCCCAAAGCTCCCGAAGCACCGACAGTACCTACCGTTCCATACAGTTCTTCAGTGACCTGATAGAACGTACCCTGAGGAACGGTCGTGCCATCCGTGTTAGCAAGGAATGTCTCTGAAAATGCACCATTACTATCTAAGACAATAACCTTAGAGTTAGGGATCACAGTCAAGTCCGTATTAGACATAACTTGACTCAGGGTAATCGTAATAGTTCCTGCCATAGGATTAAGGCCGTCAGTGTACTTACCTGTCAGCACTACACTAGTAAATCCAGCCATTTAATCCTCGGGATCAGTGCTCGTTACTGCCTTCTGTTTTCCTCTATGGGCCGTAACTGCACGCTCAATAAGTCCAACATGCTTGCCTTCAGCCCTATCAATCTCGGCCTGAATCTCGTCCACCTTTTCAGGATGACGCTCTAGCTCTTTCCTCAGACCAGCAAGATATGCTTCTTGACGGTTCACTACGGTAACTCCTGTGTTCTGATTGAGAATAACCTTAGGTTTTGGGAGTAACTTCACTCGCTCAATCTCCACGTCAATCTCTGCGGCACGTTCTGGATGACGCCTTTTCTCTGTCTCCAATGCGCCAATGATGTTATCGGGATTCATTAGATGTCCTTTGTTCGGGCAATGGGTGTGGGGATATGTTGCCCGCCATATCCCCACACCTAAAGCATTTACCTAAACTAGCTGATTAGCTAGCAAAGGTTGGGGTAACCAGACCAGAACCCGTAATGACCGAGTTGGCATTCGGGTAACGTCCAGCCGTGTAGGAAATGTAACCATAGATCTGAAGCAACACAGAAAGCTGGTTACCATAGGTCTGCGGGAGTGCCCTAGTAATCACCGGGGACTCGAAGAGGTAGTTTTCGTCAAACTTACCGACGATGATTACACTCTGATTACCATTAAGAGTCTGAGGCAAGTTAGCGTCCTCAAACGTATTGAGGCCGGAAATCCGACGCCCAATAGCACCCTCAACTACTTGCTGATCCGTACCAAGAATGGCCACGTTAAACGGACCATTGTAGGACGGAACAACCAGCGGCCGACCGTTAGTGTCAAACTGCGAGGCCAACCACTCCCAGTATGTCGGGGTCATGAAGCAGTGTGTTGCAGGCAGGAACAAGGTATTAGCAATGTCTGCCTTAGCCTGTCCTAGCTGACCAAACAGCCCCGTAATCTTAGGACTAGCCTGAGTCCACGTAATAAGGTTAATGTTAGCGGTATTCAAAATACCCACAACATCTGGCCCGCCCGGACCCATGGGGGTCGGGGGCGCAATGCCATTACCATTAGCAACAGCCACATCAACGGCCTGTGCATACGCCTTGCCAAGGTCTGTAAAGACCATCTGGTCGAAAGCGATTGGGGACCGCTCAAGAAGCTGCAATGAAATCAACTGCGAACCGGCCTTAACCACTACCGGAAGACTGATGAACTCTGTCTGAAGGTCAACCTCAAGAACGTTAGTGTTCTCTCCACCGGCCTGCGGACCAACCGCAGTACCAGCAGTAACCTTAGGGATGTTGATGGTCATGGTGCCGTCAGGAAGTGGCTGGTTATTCTGACAATCAGCCAGTGCCCTTGCGGCCCTCATAAACGCAATCCAGTCAGCCGTAGCGAACAAGGGCGGGACAAACTCCCCACCTGCGCCGGACGAAATGGACAGCGCACGGTACGACCATGCGTGACCTCTATTGTCCTCACGAGTGTTCTTAGCCTCAATCATCTGGCTAAGAAAATAACTCTCTTCAGCACTACGAGTCACCTTTGAGTCAATAGCAACAGCCTCGACGTGGTTCTCTTGTGCGTGGCGCTGAAGACGATCATGAGCAGCAAAGTAGCGCCCACCAAGACCAGCACCAAAGCCCATGCAGGCAATGTCATACAAGTACGACTGCCCATTACCACGCTCATACACACGATGCTCAGACGTGACCTTTAGGCTTCCACCTACAGAGTTAAACTCATAAGGCTGTGGCCCATACCCGTAAGTCTCACGAGCTAGCTTAAGAGCCTCTTGTGCTCTCTCTTCCTTAGCAAGCGTCTTAGCCTGAGCAATACGGTCCTCAAGGCCCGTAATCTGCGTAGTCAGCTCGCCACGCTTGAAACTCTCTTCAGGCGTAAACTCACGAGCCTGCACCGGCTCAGCCGCAGTGGGATCCCCAGCCGCAGCCTTAACGATTCCTTCAAGCTCCGTAACCTTTGCATCACGCTCAGCACGAAGCCTCTTTACGTCTTTCTTAGACATAATAGCCTCCTATAGGCTTGTTAGTTAGTTGTTGTCTAACAAGTGGTTTCCTAAGGTCCGGCTCTCGGGCTAGAGTGGTGCGCTTGGTCCCGGCTTGATTCTTACTGGTCGTCCTTCTTCTTGTTATTCCACAAAAGAAGGCAGGCGCATAGACCTTTGCACGCCTTTACGTTAGCAACAGAGTTATCCAGTAACAGTTCTATATCATTCTCTGCAACCTCTTTAGCCTTATTAACGTCATGGGGTTTAGGCATCACGATTAGTGTCGTGTATGTGCCCTTACCAAAACCAAGACCAGTGAGGTATGCTGTCTTGTTGGCAATGTCAGTCTTTGTGACAGTGTCCTCTTCGACACCTGTGATGATGTATACGTGGTGCCCCGCCGCCATCAGGGCAGCACAAAGCGACTCGAATACAACAGGAAAGGCATCTAGAGTACCGTCAATGTCAAAGGCAACATTCATTGCTTAGTGCCCAACAGTGTGCCAAGCACCCAACTTATCAGTGACAAACACAGAACCTTGACCACCAGTAAGGGTAGCAAGAGTTGCGCCAGTAGCACCACTAGCACCATCGACAGTAGATCCGTCACTAGTCGAAATAGTAACAGCACCAGTAGCACCACTATTCCTGACATTAACCCAAAGATCAGGAAAAGCGGGAGCGCTCGGCAATGACGGTCCAGTAGCTGCCCCAGTGGGGGCTTGGGCCTGTGTGGCTACAACGGGTAGAGGAACAGAAGGAAGGTGAACAGCAGCCCCAGGAGCCGCAACCACAACATCGCCACTCTTAGCTACATAGACACCGGTCGCACCAACTGTCACGATATTTTCTGACTGAGGGATAGGAAACGCTGGCATATTATTGCCCTTTCTACTCTACTTGGATTTATGGGAACGGAGCTTCAATAGCTCAACTTGGCGCTGAGCTGTCAAGACCGAAAGCGGTATGCTCCTGGTTCCCGCCCCGTCATTTGGCAATACAGGGTTACCATCACTCAGTTTCCCTGTGTCCAATCCACCCTGATTAGTGGACTGGTTTCCAACCGTATCAGCAGGCTCAGTAGTTCCGAGCGTAGTTGATATGGCGGTCCTGCTTTCAGCAATGGCACTACCGACAGTCTTAGCAGCATTGTCGGCCTGAGCAAGAGATTCTAGAGCACCCTTCAGGAGGGACTCATTGGCGCTAGAGAGAGTTTTACCCGCTCTAAGCTGCTCTATACAGTCTATCACACGGAAGGTCCTTGCCCTGCTACAGTACCTATATTGCTCTTGCTCTTGCATTCGCTCATCCACAAATCGGATGGCCCTCATAGCTTGCTCTAGAACAGGTTCTGACTCTATGACAATCTCTCTAGTTTCAATATAAGCATCAACAGCTTGCCTAACTGACCAAAGTGTAGCAGCACCTTCTCTACCAAGAATATCAAGCATATCTGACCTAAGACCCACAGACGTTAGCTTGTTAGCTGGTGACTTAACTACAGACACATCAAATAGCTGTAGTTCATTCACACCACGCTCTGTATATTCCTTCGTTCCAGTCCTCTTTGGTAGCTCGGAATGCGAACGACTCCTTCGAATAATCACCACGCCGTATACCTGACACGAGGTTACGGCTGGATGTATTCTCGGCAATGTCAAGCCTAGCCTCATGGCGAAGGCCCTTATTGTCCTCAGCCAGATCCATAGTACGGCTGGGATCTTGGTGCCAGGACGACAACACATCCCCACGGTGGTCTACCAACAGCGGCACATAGTCAGACTCCTTCAAAGTCTTGCCAAACGCACCAGGATTGATTGTCTCTCGGTACTCTCCCATCCAGTCGGTAACGTCATAACCAGTGCCAGTAGTTGAGGGCCAGCCCACCAGTACTGCCTCAGTCAGATTATCAGCCGCTGAGCGAATAGACATTTCCCCAATGATGGGCTGCTCGACCTCACGTAAGGACCAGTACCTCTTAGGCACTGCGGGGATCTTGTCCGGCTCTGCTGACTTAGTTTCAATCGGCACATACGTAGTAACGGCCTTCACGGTACTCGCCTTTCCTAGAGTAACGGTGTTCCCATCAACCGAATAGGGGGCTTGCAACTTCTCACCATTCTGACAAAAGACCACCGAGTCGTCGTCAAAGTCCACGACATAGATCCAGTCATCCTCATCGTTCTTATCATTAAACTTCTCAGACACTGCCGTCCCAAGTATGTCCTGAAGATCACTATATGACGTGCCATCCCGAACCTGCTCGGCGTAGGTAGCCCGTAGAGCAACGCTCTGCGCCTCAGCATCTTCACGAGTCAAAACGTTACTGTCCATTACTGCCTCCTATAGAGTCCACTGGCAACCCGAGAGCTTCAGCAAGCCAGTTCAACTCGCCATAGTCGTAGGTGACCTTATGACCATTCTGTGCCAATATCCTGTTTCTATACGCCGACATCTCAACAATCTCAATCTCTTCAACCCAGTCTTCGGGTTCTGTTAGATTAAGAATATGACTCATGCCAAGTGCCTGCTCATCAGCCTTAATCTGTTCAGGTAAGTTCATCAAACATTGCCTCGATTTCGGCTATACGATCCGGATCTTCCTTCACATCATCCAGAGGATCACGACCAAGCAGTTTAGGCGGCGTAGTGCCATCAGTACCGACGATTATGAAACTGCCCATTGGGATAAGAAATGGAGTAGTCTTAATCATGATTCTCCTTATTTATCGTAACGGTACCGGGAGAATCCGGACCTGCGCCAGATAGAAAATCTTGAGCGGTTTTATCGGGTAGTTGGATTTGCTCTCCAGCGTCCGGGTGAGTACCAGACCAGTTAAACACACGATCATAGACCTTAGCCGCACCATTCGTAGTATTCGGTCCAGCTATAGAAATCTCTGTATAACACTCAGCATATCCCTCATGTGCATTAGACTTTCCATACGCACTAAGAAAGTTAGGAGAGTTTGCAGGGTTCTTAGAGTCATAACGATTAGCTGCGACAAATGTTGCCTTTACATCACGAGGGATAAATGTACCAGCACCAGGCATCCCAAACTCTTTTTGTGTAGAAAACTCAACAAGATGTCCATACTCATGAGTCATAGTGTATTGAGGCGTAGGCACTGTTGAAGAACAAGGCATATGCCAGTTATCCATAGGGTGTGCTTGACTCACTGGACTCCATTGACTCAACCTGCAAGCATTCACACAGATCTGACCAGGTGTAGACGGACTAGTCCAACCCTGTATACCAGAAGTAGCCGGTGCCCAGCCAGTTTCAGAAAGAGTTCCGGCCGGACCTCGCAGGGTAATCATAGGTGGTATAGGAGTTGTTGAGGGATCCTTACCAATATACGCATTGGTATACCAGTTCCCACCCCAGTTCAAAGGATCCCTCTCGTGCAAGTCAGCCACCGTACTAAGAGCCGTTTGAATATCGGCCTTTTCAGGTAACACCAGTTGACCATCAGAAAAATCATGGTTAGTCAAATCACCCTTACTAGCTATAAGAGCATCCATCTCTCTATCAGCAGCAGCAAAGGCAAATGTACCATCACTACACTTCACAGCCCACAGATTGTCGGGGCGGTCGATCCCTGGATACTGCTTAGCAAACGCAGTATTAGTAGCAGCCTTTGACATCAGTGCTCGGGTTGCTACAGCATTTGGGAACACTATAGGAGAAGTAGAAGAAGATACTGCATCAGACTTTCCTGAAGATCCCGGGGAAGCCACATTTGGAGTTATACTGCCTGCCGGTGTAGGAACCCCATTAGCCTCATCACGGAGAACCTCCCACTCGATGGCCTGCGCTTCATCTGGAAGGCATGTAACACCAGTCTTTTCAGTTTCTCGTTGGGCTGCTGTAGCTATGGAATCCACAAAAATAGGATAACATCCAGCACCCTTAGGGTGATTATCCTTAACAGACTGTGGCGCACTCATAACAGCCTTGTATAGCTCAGTGTTCTCCTTAGTCTTTTCAGAAAGTGTCATCTTTTCAGTGTATGCACCACTACCCTTTGCAGCACCAACCATCCAACCATCCACAGTTGTGGATAGAGCATCAGAAGGATTGATGATATTGTTGAACATATCACGTTCCTTCATTGGTCCACTATTACCAAGTGTATTGTCAGGTGTAGCCACTACCTCCGAGAGAGGACCATCCTTAGCAAACTTGAATCCGCACGCAATCTCAATGGCCTTACCAACACCAACCTTACCGGTCCAAACAAGTCCTGGCAGTGAACCGTCTTTATTCTTAATAGCGAATGCTTCTGGCTCCTTAAGACCCTGCTGAGTTGAATACAACATAACAGCAGATGCAGCATCATCACGAGTGGGTTGACTCAAAAGTGCAGTATCATTTTGTATGTTACAAGGAGTTTTATCTTCACCCACTCGAATACCAGCGTTATAGTCTGCTAACGCCTGAGGATCAAAATGCATGACCATGTTAGTAGCAACAGCCTGAGATAGAAAGTGCGCCCCACCTACCTCCGAACCGAGAGGTGTTCTTGGAGAAAGAGCAGCGATTACACCGGCTGCCTGATATGCTTCAACAACACCATTTGTTTCATGCTCAATCTTAATAGCTTCAGCATTCAGTCTAGGCCAGTCAGTCTTTCCATTAGCATATGCCTGGGCCGAAGCACGATCAAGAAAGCTCGTATTGTTATCATCCATCGTAGCTCGATCAGGCATACCAGTAACTTCTAGACGAGCACCAGCCTTGTCTTGCCAACCCTGAGACATACCAGCAGAACCAGAATCTTCTCTACCGGGTCGTGGATCTTCTTTCCCCAGCCGACGATCTTCGCCTATTGCTGGAGAAATCCTGCCGTCACCATAGCCTTTATAACTAACAATAATATAAGTTGGGTCTACTTTAGGGATACCTTGTGCTACACCTGGTACAGTATAGGGATTAACTGCACCAAATACTCCGGTACCATGAGTAGCAATAAAGGCTGAAGTTTGGGAAGTACCGTCCTTGTATTTCCCTGTCTCAGGATCAGGCTTACCCTTTACCAACTCTTCTTGCTGGTTAAGGATACCTTGAGCATTATCCCAAATACCCTCTTGATTATTGTCCATACCAACTTGAGCAGCCTCATGTGGATCGTCTATTTTCTTTGAGACTTCGACTACAAGGTTGCCCTGATTGTCACGCCAACCACCAAGAAACATGCTGGGATCAGTCTGTAGCTCTGGGTATTGAGCCGCATACTCCATAGCCAATGGGCCACCCTCTATAGGATCAGTAGTTCCCACTTTCCAGGCTCAAAGTAACCGTGCCAACCGTGCCCTTGTTCCTCCTGTTGGAAGGTTTCATCCCCAAGACGATAGTCAATGACCCATGGTGGTATAACAGGAACCTCCCGTAAGGAAGTATCAGTTATCTGCCAATGGAGCCGGATATGTCCACCACCCAGCATGACAAATCGGTCACTAGTGCTCTTGTCTAGAGGATCAAATGGAATGGACATCCATACAGGTTCCTTATGAAATGCTGTCACCTGTATCCAACGCTTAGTAAACACTACCGAGTTCTCCTTAGAGCAAAGCGTGGAGTAAGACTTCTACCGGCCGGAGCCGCAGCGGGTGGCGTACCTCCTGCCGGTGCGCCGGGCGCTGGCTCATTACCCGGAGTTCTAGGAGTGCTTGGATATGGCGTATTACTAGCCTGTCCTGTATCAACCGCAGCCGGTGAGGCGGACAATGCACCACCACCAGTAAGCATAAAGTCCGAGTGTGCCGAGTTGATTGGTCCCCACAAGGAGTCTGCTCCGGCCTCTTTTGAAGGCTTAAGCTTAAGGTACTCACGACACTCATTAGGTGTCGCAGTGGCGGACATACGCAAGGCATTGATAAATGCACCAAGCATTTCGTCATTCGTTTTAAATAGGTCTGACACGTCACGCCGTGCGTAGTACCCAGCAGGAAGAAGGGCTGTATACATCCTGTCTGACCTACGAACATAGCCCGACAGGGCAAACAGAGCAAAGCCCATAACCATTTCCTGAAGGCCCTTACCATACACTTCAGAGCCACCAGCGGATATATCACCAACAAGGTGGCCCGGAACACCATAGAAACCGCACAGTTCAGAGCGTGAGAAAGCCCTAGCTTCTAGAAGCTGGGCAGTCTGTGGGCTAACTGAAATCTGTTGCCACTTGGCCTTTGAGTCGAGAATGATTGGTGTGTGAGCCTGAGCCAGACCACCATGTTGTGTCATCAGCTCGCCAATAATACGGTCCTTGTCCTCCTGTTTCAATGGCTTGTCCAAAGAGAAAACACCTGTAGGGTGAATACCTTGTGCGAAGTACCGTGAGGCGTACTCATTCATGGCGATAGGTAACCCAAAGCCAACCGCCCCAATCTCAATGGGATTAAGGCCCATAATTCCACCGGCCAAGGACATCCAGGGAACATGGATTAAGTCCCTATTAGGGATGATAGGTCCTATATCAGACCCGACCCTATAGACCCTGACACCCTTAATCATATTACACTTCATCTGTGTTGGGTTCAAACACTCTATTAGGGTCGGCATATCCATTCGACCACGATCAATGATGTGGTAGTAAGCATTGCCAGCTAATCCCCATGAAGCTACCGTATTGAAGTCAAGTTGTTCACGATCAATGTCCGCACATGGC